AGCCGCTCGCCGCGCGTTTCCTAAAAAGGGGGAGTCCTCATTTAAAAAAGCTCATATGGGAATGCCTTTACCTTCCCTTTCAACGTTCCACCTTTCCCCGTGCCTACTCCCCGTAATTATTTCCCCGTGTATACCATCCTATTCATTAGCTACCCGTTTATTTAGTTCCCCTTTAAAGAGTGAGAGAAAGGCTAGCACTGTACAGGCACTACCATAAGAGGGTTAATAATACCCATAAGTAATAGCCCACATCCCCCATAGTTACGTTGATAATAGTTTCAATAGCAATGATTATGAGTGCAATAATGATATATGTATTAATTAAGTGGATGATTGTATTTCTTTTAATTGTTTCTTTTAATACTTTCTTTTTCAGCGTACATGAGCGTAGCGAATGGTCTTTGATGTTTGAGTAATGCTATTAATAGTTAACTAATTATTTAAGTGGTATATTATTACCGCACTATCTTGCATGTTTCCCCGTGGTCTGTCCTGCGGTTGTTGTATCCCCGTTTGTCCTGGTCTGTTGGTCTGCTACCCGTAGTGTTATCGTTAGTGTTATAAAGTAACAATAGTTAGTAAGTTAATCCCCCTGAATATGGAAAGTTTAGTAAATTAAATTCCTTTAGTTTTCAGTAGGATGCAAGAAAGTTAGAAAATAAATGGTTGACAGCCTTTTCCTTTATTATATAGTTGCGATTGTAGTTTGTAGTTTTCATCAACCATAAGGAATATCAAATGTCTAAAGTAGCAATTAACCACTTGAACAAAGCAAACGAAAGCCTTTCCTCTTTAGGCTTAACCGTTGGTAGTCCTGATGCGTGGATGGAAAACGAAAGTGCACGTAAAGGATTCAAAAACTCAATCATGTTGGCTTGCTTGATCATTAACTCTACTGCGAACGCCTTACAGTGTGAAGATGAAAGCACGTTCAAAGAGAACGGTTTTACCGATATGCAGGACGCTATCAACTGTTACATTCAGGCGAATCTAGATAGCTGGAATCAGAAAGATTGGCCTGAGTCATGCCGCGATGTGAAAGCTGAATTATCCCGCTTGTCTGTCATGGTTGAAGCATGGAACAAGAAAAACAAGAAACAGCCAATCAAGCCTACTGTTGCAAGTAAGATTATGAAGTCTGTTAATCTGGCAAGTTATGCACTGGTTGCAGCTATTGGTGTTAGTGCACTGGTCACATCTCTTTCTGATAAGGCTATCGCTAGTCCTACTCCTGCAACTGATGCCGCTAGTGTCTTCTCTAGTTCCATCAATAAAGGTTGGATGATTTGCAACGGTGCAGATAGTGACAGCAATAATATCGTGCTAAAAATGAAGTTTAGCAACGTAACTAATGATGGCGTTCTCTTTCAGTCTAAGACACTAGACAATCAGCCTAACAGTGATCTAGTTCTCAAGCGTACTGATAACGATGCGGATATGGTGACATTTGGCACTGTACAACGTTACGAAGACGTTAAAGCTGTAACCAACCTAGTGAGTTATGGTCCGGTTAATGAGTCGATGATCGCCACTACCGTTTATAATAACGCTGATAACGCTGTTTATACCGTTCACGTTAATTTAGCCAACTGTATTAAGGCTGGTAAGTAAATAACCTATTTTGGGAGTGTAAAAATGGCTATCAAAGAAGTTAGATTATCTAATGGCTTTTCTTGTTTTGTTGGCGATACCGCTATCACGTTTAACATGCGTCACGGTCAGTTAACGTTGCCTGTTGTTGCTTTCTGTACTATGGATTTTGAACAGGCTAAAAATTGGCTATCTGCTGTCGGAATCGAAATTGACCGCGATGATTTCCGTTCTGTTTATTTTGACGGTGGCCTATCACTGGCTAACCTGCTCAATCATGGACTAATTAAGGATGATATTAATGGCTAACCATATCGTGATTAATAAATCAGTATCTTTAAACGGTTGTATCGTTGAAGTGCTAGGATGTTATGGCGAAAGCAGGTTATCCGCTCCCGCGCTATGCAGTTTGTCAGAATACAAAGCACGCATAACCGTTGCCTATTTAGGCGGTGAGTTATCATCTGACGATTATCAGGCACTAGTTAATCACTATGAGGATTGGAAACGTTATGGGAAATGAAACTATTGCGTTAATTGATACGCATAATTACGGTGGCGTTACATTGTCCTTTGATGAATCAATCGACGCTGGTTATTTATCTTTTCTTTCTAAAGGTGAGATACAAAATATCCGCTTTCCCGTTGTTTGTCTGGTGCAGGATTATATAACAGTTGGGAAGTATTTGGCGCAACGTGGGATTCTCCTATCGCTGGAAGAAGTGGAACAGATCAGCGTAGCATTTTTTGGCGAGGGTATCAATGAAGAAGAATGATTATTTTTGGCGTTGCTTGTTCGTTATTACAGTGGCGTTATTCGTCGCTGATATGCTCTATTCTTATATTCTCTAACTAAAGGTTTATTGCTATGTGGTTTATTAAATTCGTCGTTAAAACGGTTGTAGGCTTCTTTCTGGTCGTTCTTCTGTTAGGTGTCCTGCTATCGGCTATGGGTAGCGTTAAGGCTGCAACATTTTCCCCTGCTACGGTTGACGGCTTGCAATGTACTTATCTTGTAGAAAACTATGAAACCGGTAAAAAGTCACCTAAAGTTATTATTTTGCATGTAAATGATTTCGATCATGTGCAATCATATGATAAAACTGTTCAACTGGTAAATGAATCCACTGGTAAACAAATCACGGTCGATCACTTGATGCGCTCATCGTTAACGCTCTTTGATGAGTCCATGAATGAAATGGCATCCGGTAACGGTCAATGTGTAAATCCATAGGCTTAATCTTTCTCCTGTATTGTGCCGTGGTCATGCCTATGGTCATAATCTATCTGATGCTTTAAATCCTTCCTGTAAGCCTCATTAAGAGGCTTTTTTCTTTTCTAAGGTGATTGTATACCTTACTCCCTTTTAGCTCGTTGTGATGCGTTTTAGGACGCTTATTATTGCTTTACAAGCCGTTTCTTGTGATGTATCACGCGCACCCGTTCCTCTATATCCTGATTTCTTTGTAGTTCCTATCATCCCTAAAATAAATTCCTTTATAAAACAATGAGATGTAAAATAGTTTGAAAAAAGGGTATTGACAGGGTTTTCCTGTATAGTAATATGAATCCCGTAGTAAGCAGTAAGCAACAAGCAACAAGATTCCCTGATAGGTGATTAGCATCACGGTAAAAGGCTTCAACGGGGAGCGGTAGGAATACCGACGGTAGGACGCACAACGAAGTGCTACGCTCTTTAAAAATCAGGCTAGAAAGTGAAAATACTTAAAAAAGAGTATTGACACCGGAAAAAGCCTGATACATAATGAGCACTCATTCAGCGATGAATCAAAACATCCCGCTCTTTAAAAATATGATTTGTCTTACAGGTGGCGGTAACGTCATTACTATAAGGCGCTTAGTTGACCGCTAGAATTGATTCCTGATTCATACGTGAAACAGGCGGACGATGAGCAACAAAATAAGCCTCATTTGTTCGATACTTTCAAATGGTCGATGCTTGAAAGTGCACTAGATTCCTAAAAGACAAATCAGACTTATCATCTTGCCTTTTCGCATAGATTCAAGCGAGATAAGGGAACGGAATAAAAGAAGATGATAAAAAAGAGTTTGACAAGCTAACACGATGTGTTAAGCTGTGAATGTAGTAACCGCTCTTTAAAAATATGAATCATAAGTTTAAGCCTTGCCGCTTAATCTTCAATCAAACATAGCTGATTGATATATCCTCCCAACAGCGGGAACGACGAAAAAGATTAAAAAAGTGGTTGACAGCTAAAACAGCATGATTCATAATGAGCACACTTAAGCAAATCACCGCTTAAGGAAAGCGTAACAACGGCTAACAGTTGCATAGTGTGAGAAAGCACACTGATAGATTTACCGCTCTTTAATAATTTAAACATTCTCCTATATCGGTTGAATATGCTTGATGATAATAACCATCGGAAAGCATACCAGATAAAACGGCGTAAGACTCCCTAAATTATCAGGGTAAACAGTTTTACATTCCCTTACTGGAAACGTCACCACTGATAAACGGATTCATTGAGTGCACGCAAAGGCTTAAGCTAATCGCCCACGGTTAAGGGTAGCGGCGGCCATCGCTAACAAGGCGCTACAGTGAAAGAAGTTAATCAGGGTAGGCAAGCCCGAAGAATTAACGCCCAATTGAGGGCGGCGGGGAGTGGTTAAAAAGTGGCAAATTGCTATTTAACAATAAGGTTTAGTGTGAACGTTTACGATGTGAACGGCTTGAGATTCATCACAAGATGAAAGTACATAGTCGGTTTATGTAGTAAACTTGCCGAAAGATATAAAACGTCAGAACATTAGACGGTCAATGACTCTTTCACAATAGCATCCCGTTGTGGGCGATGGCTAGTGATTGAGAGTTGATACAAAAGGATAGGCGAGAGCGAAAGCAAAGTAGACGATATTGCCGACGGTTACAATAAACGTAACTAATTAGAGTCGGACGCACTGCCTTATTGTGATGATTGATCATCGCTATCAGGTCGGCTTCGTTTATAGCGACTAATTAAAGATACCAGATGAAACATCACGGATAAGGGGGCGGCAAGGTTAACTCCTGATAAGACCGCCCCGCTTACCTATAACTACTTAACAACGAGTGGTTATAGTTAAGTTAATAGTGACTTAAACAAGCTCATAGAGAGCGGGGCAATAGCGCCCTTACAATTGAAAGGTGAATATCATGGCTAAAATCTTTACTCTGGTTAACGAATCTGGTTTTAACGCACTGGCTAACAACATTCGTAGCAATAACGCGGCGATCAAACAAGATGTTTCTAACTTCCTGTTAGGGCACTTACAGCACTTCCGCAGTAACGGTAAAAAGCTGGACGTATTGCAGACGGCGGTTGACTTCTTGTTAACTGAACGTTTTCGTGATATGGATGTGATTGCCACTGCAATTACTTTCTTAACTCCTATCAAGTTTAACACCGATGCGGCAAATGGTCGTAAAAAGTGGATTAATCTGGAAGGTGAGGCGAAAGCTAAAGAAGACGCGAAAGAAGCGCAAATTAAGGCCAAAATGGAACAAAACCGCGCTCGCTGGTCAAACGCTTTCGAAAACTTTGCTTTAGGCCGTGAAATTGAAGTCGATAACCCTAACTTTTACAAGGGTTGTAATGACAACGTGGCGGCACACCTGCAAATTCCGGCGAAAAACAAGGAAGATTTTAATCAGGATATTTACGCTTTAGTTGAACGCTTGAATGCAATCCGTATTGAAGCCAAATTACTGGCTGATGAGCGCAACGGCGCAACTAGCGATAACACTATCGCCCTGAGTGAAGAAGTTGGGAAGGTTAAAAAGTCCTTTGATTCACTCATCAAGAAAGTCACGGCCTCGACGGTAGCGATCTCAGATGATTATCTGATGAACGCATCAAGCAAGGAATTAGAATCACTCGATTCATACGCTGATGAAATGGAAAAGACCATTGCAACTATGCAGGAGAAGTTAGAAAGCCTGCGCGGTCGTATCTCTTCAACGGTTGCTACCCGTACCGAACAAGCGGCGAAAGCAGAAGAGGAAGAAGTATTGCGTAAAGCGGCTGAAATTATGGCGGCACGTCAGGCGGCATAAGTAAGACAATTTGAATAAACATAAGGCGCTATCTTAACGGGTAGCGCCTTTTCTTTTATCAGTGCATTGATTCAGTGCATTAATCAAAGAATTTAATCAAAGGTGATGATCATGTTAATTACGCATACCACGATTTATAGGAATCTTGTCAACGGTCAACATTACCGCCTATCTAAAAAGTATGGCGTTGAATGTAAATGTGTTATTACCGGTGAATGGTATCCGTCGCCAATGAAGATCGAAACGTTGGAACGTGAAGCGATCAGCTATATTATCACGCAAGAAACAACGTTAGGCCGTATCTTAAGAAAGTTGGGATTGAGAAAATGATATTCAGTAGCAATTTTGGCAAGTGTCCTATTTGTGAGAAACATCGCAGCACGGGAAACCATCGAAAATGTAGTAAGATATTACAGCGCCAACGTGATAACAATCATTGGGATACTGTACACACTAACCAGCGTAAAGAAGAAGTTAGGAAAATGGCTGTTAAAGCGTCATTTGCTCAATCAACCCGTATTGAACACATTCAAAGGTATCAAGCATTATGATCACTAACATTTCAGAATTTAAGAAAGCGCCATCTCGTCTGTTAGGCCGTCGTGCAATGTACCTTTACAATAATAAGGGTAAGTGTGTTACTGGTGCGATCGTAACGGTTAGCAGTTGCAATAAGAAATTACTTAAAATATCAGTAAGGATGGATGACGGCGAAATATTAATACGTAGTTGGAAGTCATTTAGTTTACTCGATTAAGTTATTTGTTCAAGCCTATCGACTTGATGGGCTTGCCCGATATAACTTATCACTAAAAGGAATAAGATTGTGGCTAAATCTAAAATCAGCATGAAGGGCGGGCGTTGTTTTGCTATCTCTGAACTAGAGAAAGAGAAACCGAAGGCAACTAATCACGTTAGTAAGCGTAGTTTAAAACGTCGTGCTGCAAAGGCTGAGGCTGAATCCCTTGTTCCTTCCAGTGTGGCAAAACGTGTAGGCCATCGTGTCCATCGTGCTGATGCGTTGTTGTTAGCTGATCATAAACGTTCTTTGTTACAGAGCGGGGGCGCTAAAACAGAAGAAGAGAAGAAGTTAGAAATCTTCTGTAATGGTCGCACCCGTGGTAAACAGAAGTTTAAGGGTAGCACGAAAGACCCTCAGGCTTTCCCTAAGACAAGCCAGTGTGCACCTGATGTTTTCTACGCAGATAGTAAACACAAGTGGGGCGTTGAGAAATACATTGACCCCATCAAAGAGGCAAGGGTTAAGTAGTAGGAATATAGCCCCCTCTTTTAGTACTGTGACGCTCTTTCTGTAGCGTCGTGCCCTCTCCCCATTTGAAGCTTCCGCATAGCCGCCTTTGAGCGGCTTTTTTGCGTTGCTGTAAGTGCATTTGCGAGTGTGTTTATAGCAACGGTCATGTGTTGCTTTCAGGTTTGCCCCGGCTACGGCTGGGGCTTTTTTATGTCTACTGTATAGGAATCTATGAAATGAAAGCAATTGTATTATCATCAATCCTAGCTCTGTCCGTAATGGCATCGCCTGTTTTTGCTAAAAGTGGAAACAATGGCAATGGCAATGGAGGTTGTGGTGTAGGTCAATCTACCAATGGTTGCGGTATCGGAGATTGGTTTAAAGGTGAAAAAGGTGATCAGGGAGAGAAAGGCGACACTGGCGCTAATGGCATTGATGGTAAAGACGGCATTGATGGTAAAGATGGCGCTCAAGGTGAAAAAGGCGATTCTGGTGCAGATGGTAAGAAAGGCGAAACTGGCCTAACTGGTGCAGCAGGTTTGAATGGCGTTGACGGATTAAATGGTAAAAATGGTAAAGATGCAGATATGTCTGCCGTTAATGCTAACGCCAAATCCATCAAAGCTCTGGAACAATCCACCAACAAACGTTTTGCTTCTTTGCAAAAACAAGTAGACCGTAACCGTGATCATGCCTCTGCTGGTATTTCTGGCGTGGCTGCAATGGCTAACATCCCGCAAGTAAGTCAAGGATCTGCTTTCTCTGTTGGTGCTGGGGTAGGTGCTTACGATGGTGAATCTGCTCTTGCTATTGGTGTTAGTGCTCGTTTCAATGAAAACGTAGTAACTAAAGCATCAGTGGCAATGACTTCAGAGAGTGACGCTGTTCTGGGCGCTGGTGTAAGTTACGAGTGGTAAGATAGTGCCTCTCCCGAAAGGGAGGGGTGTTTCTATAAGCATCTTTTCGAGGGTGTTTATTGAAACAACAAAACAGGAGGTAGCAAGTTCTGATAACAACGGCACAGCTAATGTTGACATTGACTATTTATTATGAGGCAGGGAATCAGCCAACCGCATGTAAGGCTTTAGTTGCGGATACCGTGATAAATAGAATGGCCCAACGAAAACTGACCGCTGAACAGGTGATAAGACAAAAGAACCAGTTTGAGTGGATTCCGGTACTATTAAAACAGGAGAAACCTTATAAACGTTATGTAAAGCTGATTCGTGATAAAAATCCGATGACTAAGCAAGCCATTGGAGAAAGCGAGCGACTTGCTAAACGTGCCCTTAAGAAGAATTACGTTCCGCTGTACAGTGGGACTTACTTTCAGAGTAAGAGCGAAGGGGTGCCAAAATGGTATGCCAATCCTATGTATTGTGGTGATTTAGTGTTCGATAATAGCTCTAGGGAATAATCACTAGTGCCAGATTTGACAAACTAAATTCCTTTATAAACCAACCACTTAGTAAATTTATTGAAAAAGATGGTAGTATTCTGGGACTATGGGTAATGCTCTGTATATAGACCCTTTGAAAATTTCTTAGAAAATAAGTTTACTAAATTTAACTTACTTAAATAATATTACTTTTAATCTCTGATAAAGGGTAAATAATATGACTTTAGAAGTATATAAATTCCTTTTTGTACTCTGTTTAACTATCAGCGTTATAGGGTTTATTGTTCTCAGAAACAAAGCAGCAAGCTGGGAGAGAATGTATAGATCTCTAGTCCGAGTGGATGAGATGTATAATGAGAAAGTTAAAGTAACACTCAACGATCTTATTATGCAAGTAGAGGACAGAAACAAACGTCTTCAGAACCTCAACCACGAAGTGTTGCGCCTTGCTCGTGCTAATGAAGACTTGCGAGTAGCTATTGCTAAACAGCAGGGGATTAACAGTGAAAGTTAATATTAAATCCGACCATACAATGCTTCGCTTAAACAACATGAAGCCGGGCGTTCTATTTGAGCGTAAAGACTCTCTTTATATTAGAACCGACACACTATACGCAGATAACTATGTGAACTGTGTTGATGTGGTAACTGGAAAGCTTATGCCTTTTAAACGGGATGAAGTCTGCCAAGTACGCAGTGATCTCCAAATAACCAATATAGGGGCTAAAGATGAAGATTGATCTTGAGATGAAAGACGCAGATCTCACAGTGGGTGATTTAAAGCTTGGGGATGTGTTCCAAGTTAAAGCTACGCGTGTCGATCACTATTTAGTTGTTAGTTTATTCACTCCACACGTAACAGAATCAGACAGGAGAGATTCTGGAACAGTTGTACTTGGTTTAAGAACTAATCAGGTTATGAAGCTTGATTCAAGTCTTCCTGTAATCCTTATCCCTGATGTAGTAATTACTAATAAAGGTAAGTAGATGGAAATTAAAGTAGTTGATTATCCTAAATATGCAAATGCAGAAGATGTTAAAAGTGGTGATGTTTTCTCCTACGATAGACGTTTCTGGCTAATGTTAGAAGATAAAACTCCTGATGGTTTGTGCAAGGCCGCTAACCTGAATAGTGGTTCTGTTGAAGTCTTCGGTCTATCAACCACTGTTATGCCACGTCCCGATCTGTGTTTATCCCAAAAGTAACACCGACTTATAGCCCTTGTGTTTATCAGAGGGCTATGTGAGGGTGTTCCTCGTTAACTATATCAATCAGGCATATGCCGCACCGCTAGGGAGAGCTTGCTCAAACATCCGGTGTTAGACTAAAACCTGTGCAATTTCGGTAGACTTTCCACTACGTAGGGGTACGTATTGGTTTGGGATTTGGGAGATCTCCTAGGGGTAGGAGGTCTTCACCAGTTGGAATAAGAGATAGCTCTAGAACCTGAACTCTTAGGCAGAGAAGGTCGGCGATGAGTACGCGGTCAGGATTAGTCTACTGACTAGGGCTATCCCTTATATCAACTGGCAATAATGCCTCCACTAACAAAGAGAGATATGTATGAAAGTATCAACCAAACGTATGAACCGCCCTGAACGTATGGATGCAGTAGCTAATGGTGCTCTGAAACTGGAAGGCTTCTGGATTCATGCAATGTCAGCCATCCGTAATAAGCAAGGCAATTGGACCTATGCCGGTTAAGACAACCCATGTGATAGGTATGCGAGAGATCATTCGCATTGCCTTGATGGAACACACAGAACGCAACATGCAACTAACGCAAATCTCTAAGTGTCTTAATTGCTCAAGAGATGTGGCTAAGGAGTTGATGTTTGCGTTCCTGTATAATGCAGAAGACGAGATGCTACAGAATCATCTGATTCGTGGTGTTAGTCAATAAAGAGAGGCTGCCTTCGGGCGGCCTTTGTTGTTTTAATTAAGGGACAGCTCTTACTTAAACTAACAAGAGGAAGCTCAAATGTCTAAGCAAACAATCAAGAATACACAAGCTGGTTACTCTTATGTCAACTCTCCTTGCTGTGGTGCTCGTATTAATCTGGTTAAGGAAGAGGTTCGTATCGTTCAGCGTGGCGCTACTGTTGTTCGTTCATGCTGTGTCTGTGGTAATGATATTTTTATCAAAGGTAAAGTATGATTATCGTTCGCTCTGAGCCTAGGGATAATACTTTTGGTAGTCTACGTAATGGTGATGTGTTCTCTCTAGAGATAGATGGGGATACAAAACCTCCTTTATATATGAAGGTTATGCACAGACATGCTATCTGTATAAATAACCCTGAAACAAGATTTACGTTTGACAGAAGTTGTCCTGTCAAATTTTACCAAGCTACCCTAAACGTCAGGAGAGTAGGATGAAAAACTTCCAAGCTGCACCAATCACTAAAGTGATTGAAGTTGACGGTGTAATGATGACTGTTCCTCTGAACACTCGTTACATTGCAATTGACAAGATGGGTTATGTATGGGCTTGGAAGATTAAGCCTAGCTATAACGAATTATTTGATGAGTTTGTTTGCACTGGTACTTACAGTCCTACATTCTTGGGTTTATTTGGAGAGTTTGAAGGCAAGTATAAAATCATCACTCTCCCTGCTTGTGCTTGAGGTTAATATGTTCAAGTGGTTTAAACGTCTACTGCATCTGCATGATTGGACAATCCTTGAAAAGTATACACTAAAGATCACTGATGATTATGGTGGTACGAAACATAAAGGTTTACGCTACATCGTGCAGTGTAAAACATGTGGTCATATCACCAAGCGAGACATGATCTAAATAATCCTGCGCCCTTAGTTCAATTGGACAGAACATCGGATTTCTAATCCGTCGGTTACAGGTTCGAATCCTGTAGGGTGCGCCAAATCAAATAGGAGGTAGATATGAGTTGGGGTGGTGTAATATCCTTAATCTGTATCTTCCTTGTCTGTGTGGCCCTTACAGGCTGCGTACAGAGCCGTCCTGATGGATGGTGTGCAGTAGCAGTGGAAGGTGTTTGTGTTTCTCGCTGGCATAAGGGTGAGAAGGTTCCTTCTGGTGAAATTGATATGCGTTATAGTGGTATCTCATGCCTGAATGGTGCAGCAGTAGATGAGGAAACTAAAACCTTGTCAGATGCACAGTGGTGTGGTGGTTCTGTAACAACAACCGGTAAGGAGTGGTAATATGACAGCTCATTATTGGAATACAAAGAAGCTTCTTGAAGAGATGGCTGGAGGTAGTAGGGTACAGCTAATCTCTATGCTTCGAATGGATGCTCGCTCCTTACGCTTCCAAGTAAAGATTGGTAACTTCAGTGATGGCCTTTATTACACGCTGAAGGAAAGGATTAAGAAGACACACTTCATTATATATGGACTCAAACCGAGAACATACGTTAACTACATGTATTGGGATACATGCTACGATAATTGAGGTTATTATGAAACTAGACTCTAAGCAGTCACTTAAAACCGTTGAGCTGTCCAGCCTTCCAAACGGAAGTGTTTTTGGTCATGATAAACACTTCTGGATTAAAACAGACATCATAAACGATGGATATATCACCTGTGTCAATCTTTGGAACGGTTCAGTGGATGGTTATCGCCCTAGCGCAAAAGTAGTCCCTCAGCCTGATGCAAAGGCTACAGGTTTAGTTTACTAAGGAGCCTGTATGAGTTGTTTTGGCGGTGGTGAAATAGATGACGATTATGACATGGAATCCAACGGTACATGTCCTGATTGTGGATGTGAGACGTTTGATGGGGTGTCAGTATATCCTGCCTGTAGTTACTCACCAGTGATCTGTAAAACATGTGGAGATCAACCTTGTGACCAGTCTTGTTAGTGTGTTAATAGCCTATCTGATAGGATCAGTAGTATCAGGTGTTCTGATTAAGATTATAGATGTTAAAGGTAATCAGTGTTTCCGAGGTTGGGATGGTGAGCCAGACCTAGGAAAGATAGCAGCTATGGTTTTCTTGTGGCCTATTATTGCTGTACTGTTTATAGCACTCGTAGCATGGGCTGCTCTTTGGGATTTCATCCTTCCTAACAAAAAGTATGAGGACTCATGACTAAAGAATTTTTAGAGTGGTTTGGAAACACCTTCAAAGATTATCTATTCTCTCCAGAAGACTTTGAAGAATTGAAAACCTACACTTGGCTGGCTTGGAGAGATAGCCGACGAGAGATGAATAAGTAATATCGTGAAGGATTCTTACGAGAGTCCTTTGAGATAGGACTTCAGATCTCCTATCAAACTAACATTCATGTAACTAGCCCATAAGGGCGTTACCCTTTAATAACCCAGCCCACTAAGGGGGCGGGAGTTTAGTGCTGGATTGGCTTTACGCTTATTCCTACAAAGGCAACCGATTGTTAGGTCTTACATGCAATATTAATTAATAGGATAAGGGAGGATTCGCCCCCTCCCCCTATTTATTGAATCTTTATCTAAGCAAGTCTTATATAAATGTTTAATTGGAGGGTGTATGACAAAATGTGAGACGCTTATAAAGCATAGTCCTTATCCTTTCAGAAGGGTAACTCTTAGTCAGGTAGAGGAAGAAGCCAAAAAGCACTACACTGATTGGGAAAATATGAATTTCCTTAAATGGAATAGCTCTCACGGAGACTTGTCTTCGGATATGATTAACCATTCACACTATCTAATAATTGATGGTGTATTAGTCAAAAGTCGGCATGGGTGGTAAAATGAAACCTGAAAGAATCAGATGGACTCCTGAAGTAGTAAAACAACTAGAAGTCTTGGTTAATAACTACTCTTTAGAAACAGTTGCAGATATCATGGAAACTAATAAATCAGTTATTAGCAGAGCCTGTTCTAATTTCCAGATAAAACGTAAGCGTCAAAGAAGAGTCTGGTCTGAAGAAGACGATCAGTTCCTTATCCGTAATGCTGGGTTCATGTCTATTCAGAGAATGGCTGACATGCTCGGTAGGAGTTATGCTGCTGTACAGAACAGGGCATGTATGCACCTTAACATTAGCCTCAAACTTAAATAGGAATCAAGATGAATTTTGAGCTAGTACCAAAAAGCAAAACACCCTCCAAGACTTTCTCTGACTTGGAGAATGGAGATGTTTTCCGTTTTACTGGTGACGATGTAGTCCCTAAATTCTGGATAAAAACAGGGGAACATTCTGCAATGTGTGTTCGGAACCCTAAAGATATTTTCTTTCCGGTCCCTTTGTCCAATACTGTTGATCTGTTCGAATCTAAACTTATTATTCAGGGTAAATAATATGAAGATTACTCACAAGAAAGAAGAAGTGACTACAGTTGATCTCAACTCACTTCCCAGCGGAGCTGTGTTTAAGTTTCCTGACAATGCAACCCTGTATGTCAAAGGGTCTGTGTCTGCAAGTCCAAACGTTACTATCAACTCTGACAGATCAATCACTCTTCGTCTGTCTGATGGCAATGTAACAGCACCTTCTATTTATTGTCGAGTTATTCCTGTGTCGGCAGAACTTTTGGTGGATAACACATAATGAAAATCATCCCAAAGAAAAAGGATAATACGGTAAAGTTGGAAACAATTATTCCTGGAAATCCTTTCGTGGTTCAGAACGGAAGTGCTTCTCCTCAATATTACATGAGGGTTGAAAATGCTTCTGGTAACATCCGTATAGCCAGTGGTTGGGTTCCTGTGGTAAACCTTTCCACAGGTATGTTATCTGTTAAAGGTCTTGACGATCAGGTAGAAATGATTCGTATGTCAGTGGTTCAGGAGTAGTGCATATGAGCATTATTAACATTAAAGTTAAAGACAAAGAGGAAAAAATCCTCCGTGTCAGAGATCTAAATATGTCAGATGTGTTCACTCTCCAAGAGTGCCAGAATCAAAAGGTTTATATGATGACAGCTAAAAGCAGGGGTTGTCAACCTGCTGGAGCTGTTAACCTAGGCACTGGAGAACTACGTGTCATCTCTGGTGATATGGTTGTTGGTGAGAAGTTTATTAAGGCTGAAATCATCTTAACTTCGTAGGAAAACAAATGAGACGTAAAGCATATTCTTATGACGATATGATTAACCAGAAAGGCTTCGGTCAACGACAGCCTGATGGTTCAATTATCTGGTTCGTAAACGGACAGAAAAAGGTAGCTAAATAAGCCCTCTTCTCTCCTCCTTTTAGTACTATGACGCCTCTTTTTAGGCGGCCCAATTTGCGTAGGGAATTCCCTCTACGCAGCCATAACTTTTTAAGGAATTTCCACTATGTCTAAAGTAAGTGCAATTGATGCAATCCGTCAACCGTTTCAGTTCCAATCTAAATCAACCCAAACCTTCAGCGAACCTAAGCAAATTCGCTTGGGTGGCACGGAGAAAACTGTGTTCGATCTGGCTAAAAACAAGAGCGTTACCGTAGTTGATGGTGGCACTCTGGTTAACGTTTCTCATCGCATCCGCACTGGCAAAACTGCCAAAGATCGTGCCAAGAAAGGTGAGTAATGATCAAGATTAACAAGAACGGATGGTTGCATAAGTTCAACAAAACCATGTCAGGTTTACCCAACTCTCATTGGGATAATATGACTAACTTTTGCGAATACTTCTGGCGTACAGTGATGCACTTCATTGCACTGACGCTGCTGTTAGGGGTTGTATACGCTGCACTGTCCATGATTGGTGGCTCTTTCCTTGGACATGAGAATTTTTTGTCATTCAATTGGTGGACATGGTTCACTGCCCCTGCTCTTGGTGCCTTATCTTTGGCTGCTTTGGCTGGTGTAGTGTTTGGTGGTGGTTGGGCATTTTATGAACTTCGTGGAATATACCGTGACCACCGAACTAGCACATATGAAACTCGTGCTGAAAAGAAACGACGTAAGAAAGAGCGTCGTGATTCAAACTGGATTGTTGTGATGTATCGTAGCAAGAAAGAGAAATACTGTCCTTCAGTTAGGGTAGAGTAATGATAACACTTGTGTCGATCGTTTATAGAATACACTATCGTCTAGACAAAGGTAAGACCTATAAGTGCAAGAGTAAGACAGGCAATAGATGCTCTGTAGAAAATAACTCTGGTCAATGGGTGGATGTACCTTGTTGTTGGTTCAGGAAAGATTTGACTAACAAAGAAATTGACGAAATCCTTAGTGATGATTTTGTAAAATCAAGTGATTTTTAGTTGTAGTAACGCCTATAGCCTTCTTCGGAGGGCTATGTGAGTTATTCTGACTCAACTAACCTAATCTTAATATATTTCCCGTATGGGGCCGATGCTAGGGAGAGGAACACTCCTCGAACATCCGTCGGATAGATATTTTAAGAGCAGGTTATCCACAGATATTGGGTAATATCTTTTTGTATTTAAAGCTTGACTCTTTTCGGAGAGTCCTTTTTTAAATCCAACGAGAGGAAATATGTCTAAATTAGATTTAAAACTGCTAGCAGCAGCGGTAGTGATTTGTGCACTAGCACTGGTAACGCAGAGAACATCTGGATTTATTCAGTGTTTCTTTTCTGGGCAATCCACTTATCAGTGGGTTATTGACGAGTGTAAACAACAGGAGTAAGTATGAATACACGTCCCATCAAGGGCAACGTTAATATTGAAACTCTGAACAAGGTTGCATCAAACCTCGGTGGAATGTCCAACGATGAGCTTGAGCAAGAACTTGCTTGGATTGCAAATGGTATCAAGGTTGCTAAAGGTAAGATTGCTCGTGAGCAAAGTAACATGAAAGCTCATAAGTATCTAATCCATCGTGCAAACGTGTTACCAGAGCGGGTTGTACATCTTGCCCGTAAAAACTACGCAGAAGCAAAGAAAGCTCTGGAAGAAGCTGAGTTCCAGAAGCATCAATTTATGAACAACTATCGAAACTTCCGAGATATTCTTTATATCCGTAAATCGATTGAGTTGATTAAAAACCAATAGAGGTTGGTATAATGTTTCCAGTAACATTAGAAGATACTGAAGGTAATGTTTTAACGGTTAGTCCTCCTTGTTATGGATTCCTTCAACTTCGCAACTATAATGGCGGCGTTGATGAAGACGATGAAGAGTATGATGAATATTTTGAACCTAACACTTATGAGGCAACTCATGGGTGGAATATGCACGTTCGAGTGTGGCATGAAGAAGCTAACGTTCGTAGTGCTGATGGAGAAGAGTTCCGGTTAAGCCGAGAGATGGATATGTGTAAAATCAAGCATATCTGGAACTCTGGAACTCATATGAAGATGTTAGGTTTTAGACGTTGGCGTGATGAAAAGCATGTAGCTGAAGCTTTAAGTTGGTGTTCGTATGAAGATGAAGACACACCTCCCAAGAATAACATTGAACGTTGGAACGACAAAAACCCTGAACATCGAACCACACCTCGTGCTGTACTGGAAGCTATGGAAGCATTTGTGGACAAAGGTCGTCCCTCCTGTTTACGCTGGCACGATAAAGGTTTTATGGGGGTAGCAACTGAGAACATTCCTGCTGATCGTTGTCTGTTCTATTTAATGTTAGACCGAACCTTCTATTGTGAAGATGAGGAGAGTCAAGTTGAAACCTTCCTTCATAAATGGTTGGTTGAGGGCTGGACAATCCTTCAGGCTTATGTTTACTCACGAATGGTTAGCACTTACACTAACCTCTTAGGGGAAACGAAAGCAACTCTGGTTGGTAATGATTGGGATGCTTGTATTTTCCCAGCGTCACTATTTACAGTCGGCATGGCTGATAAATACGCTGAAGCATTTCAAGTTCCTTGGCGTCAACAGTCATATAGAGATGGGTGTGGTCATTTCCGTGATGAAGACTTTAAGTGGATTCATTATGAGAATGATGAAACAGCAGAGTTACGAGTGAACAACTCAATGTTCTTGCCGGTTATGCACCCTGATCTAGTAAAAGATGAGTCAGAAATACTCAAAGGTGACAACCTTCTGGTTACCTTTGCTCGTCGGGTATCTAAAGATGAAAGAACAGCTGACAGATTAGTCTACGCTTATCGCGCTGAGACTAAAGATATGTTCAATATTTATAATATTGTTCAGCGATTCAGTAGCGGAACTCTGGACCAAAGTTCGGAGTATTCAGTGATTCCGTCCTCTGAGTGGGATGGTATTATGAGCGGATTATTTTTAGGAAAATAAAAGGTTAGTTATGTCAATCTCCACAACGATCGTACCTCTTAATCTTCAACAGGATTTAGGGGAACAGAAGTTCTTAGGTCGTGGGTGCTTCGGTATTCACAACTACATGCAAGGTCAAGTCATAAATGACATTAATGGCGACTATGCAATGGAAGAGGGGCGTCATAAACGCTTCAACCGTGATATCAACTTGCAACTGGAGATGTTGAATTACTGGACTCACTCTTTTCACGGTCATGTTGCATCTGATATTGAAAAGAACTTGGTTGAAACAGCAGACATTATGAACTCCATGTCTTGCTATCGTGACGTATTTACGATCACTTCAGCGAACAGTGTTGCTGTCAACCTTCGTGAGCATCCAGCAGATCAGATCTTCACAGGACTTATGCTCTTTCGTAGTATTCTGGAAGGGCAATATCGTGGAATGGATTTCCTAGCAGAAGGAATTGAAGACAGGGAAGAGTGGCTGAAGCGTAAACGCATCGGCATCGCTCTAGTGTTAGCTGGGTTGGGTCGTGACTTCTTCGGTGGATGGTCTCAACGAGGAAGAGCTAATGGGAGTAGCGAAAGCACCTCTATTGTTATTAACAACAATATGTCAGCAGCAGCATTCCTTCCTTTGGTTGTAGACTCTGATGAATACACGAAGCAAGTATGGGTTCAAAACCCCTTCGGTGTTGGCGACAACGAGAATGGTTATGTTCGTAACCATAACCAAGATGCCTTACGAAGATTTGCTCGTGCTAAAGATCAAGACCCGGACGAGTATGAAACAATGTCAGAGTGGTTAAGACTCTGGTCCAACTGTTATGGTCACAAACGTGAATCAATAGACGACAAGTTGGGAAACATTACAGTACAAAACTTTACATCCCGACTGATTCAAAGAACTGGAGCAGATTCCGGTCTTACTCTTGAAGAAGTTGGTAACACAATCTCATCTCTCTTTTCTGAACTAGTGGAGTATTACAATGACTAAGCGCAAATTCCTCATCGGCTCTGACCCTGAAATGTTCGTTCGTACTAGCAACGGTATCATCACCTCTGTAGCTGGTCTATTAGGCTGTTCTAAGGACGATAAGATCACTCTGGCTAAGGATGTTCGTCTTCAAGAGGACAATGTATTGGCTGAGTTTGATATCGACCCACAGAGCGGTTTTGAAGCGTTTAACGATAACATGCAACGTGGTATTGATCTCACCAATAATGTCCTGAACAAACTGGACATGGAAACAGCTCCGGGTGTTAGCTCTCACATCTTCACTGAAGAAGAGATGAAGACCTTTAATGAATCAGCGTTCATCTTCGGGTGCACTCCTGATTTCAACGCCTTCACTGGTCAGAAAAACCCATCCCCGACTTCTCAGAATAAGGGACTTCGTACTGCCGGTGGTCACGTACATCTTGGCGTAGTTGGTGCTTTGGATATCACTCTGCAAACTCAGATGATGCTGGGTGTGTTGTGTGACTACTTCCTGTCTCTTCCAGCAGTAATTATGGACAAAGATACTCGCCGTAAAGAACTCTACGGTAAAGCATCTGCAATCCGTTATAAAGACTATGGTATTGAATACCGTTCTCTGTCTAACTTCTGGATTAGTGATCGTGAAAACCGTAAGTTTGTTTACGATCAGGTTGACAAGGTTGTTCAGCAGTGTGATATGTCCACTCTGATGGCATTGCACTCTCGCCTTCCGATTGAGAAGCTTCATGAAATCATTAACGGGAACAACGTTAAAGAAGCTGACCAGCAGATCAAACTCCTTCAGGTAGCATAAGAGGTTATCGTGAGCTTAGTAGCTGATTTTTCTCATTACTATAATGGTACATGGATTGCTAAACGAGCAGGCAATATCAACCTTCCGTGTTTTGTGATTGGTGTTGAGCAGAGCGGTAACTTCCGCAGCGATGACTTCTCGCATGAAGCAGAACAGGCTCTGTATTTTGTTGTAGAGCAGTGGTACAAGAACGAGCATGGGAATCTCCGAAACACTACGATGAATATTCCAGTGTTCGACCCAACCTTGATTCTTGAATCACCTGACGTTGGTTATCTGTTTCACAACGGTAATACTGTAAGCTGGACTCATATCAACCCTGTTCGCCAGAGAGCGAAGGGTTTGATGGGTAACAAGATTCGAAACGCTCCGGGAATTGGTCGTTCGATCTCTGGTGAAATGGTTTACAGTCTGTTCAATCCTGAATTTGATGGATTGGTTACTCGTTATATTTACATCAATCCTACAGATGGTAAAGTGCATTATAAAGGTGCACTGGTAGGTCAGGTAGATCTGGAAGCGCCTCGTGACTCTTACGGTCAACAACCGATGCGACTTCTGGAGCATTTTCATCACATCTCTGAAAACCTTAGCAATTATAATATTACGTTGGTGGATTCGTTATGACAACTGTAGCGCAAACTTTTGGATATCGAGAAGGTCATTTAACTGAGGCGCATAGTTCAATTGCACTTCAGTGCGGTGTCGGTATTGAACTTGAACTCGAAGGTTCCGATCATATCGAAGCAGATATGTGGGATTGTACAGAGGATGGTTCCCTGCGTAATGGTTGTGAAATGGTATGTTCACGGCCTTACAACGGACAGGAGTTGTTAGACGCTATCAACAACCTGAGTGAAGCAGTAGCTGAATCGCACGCTGAGGGGACTTGGCGTTGCTCTACTCACGTTCATATGGATATGAGGGATGCTGATAGTAATATCCTCAAGAAAACCATTCTCGCTTGGACCTTCTATGAAAAGATGTTGTTCAAGTGTTCAGGCTACCATCGTTACCGTAGCAACTTCTGCCCTGCTTTTGCAGTGGTACAAGCACAGGTAATGAATGCCTCTGACGCATTTAACTACGACGATGAAGAGTTCTTCAACCGTCTGGTTCGTTCATGGGATAAGTACACATCCCTGAACCTTCTGCCACTTGCCCAATACGGTTCAATTGAGTTCCGTATCAGTGAGCCTAAGTGGAAACGTGGTCAACTTCTCAATCTGGTTAACCGCTTCTTGATGTTGAAGAAGCTGGCTCTAGATAATGCAGATATGAGCAATGATCAGTTTATTGAGCACTTAAATACTGTACGATTCGCCCCAATGCTTCCTTATCTTCCTCTAGATTACAATCTGGATGAATCTGATTTGCATTCAGGGTATTGTATGGCCCGTGATGTTTTGTATTGCCGTTCTCATGAAGTAGAACAGTCTGGTCGTATTCGTTTACGTAGAACTAACTCCAACGGAGATGTTCTTGTTGACTTACGTCATATGTCAGACTTCTATGGATTCCTTGGATATGTCCGAGGGAACGCTAACAATTTGTACCAAGAGATTCTGGTTATGCTTCGTACAGCAGACCTATCTCAAGTAAGACACGCTCCAGAACAGCGTATCCGTGCTATTTTTGACTTACTACGCGAGTCAGGTCACAGTGATAGCAATATCACAGGGTACATTCCAGACCATCTGGAAAATCAGTTAGAGCAAGCGCTGTAATCAATGGGTGCCTCTGATAAAGGGGCACAATTTAAAGGTTAATTAGATGAAAGGGTTTACCCTTCAGGTGGATTAGAAAATTTGTGGCATCGTATTAGCTGGCGGTAATCTGTCAAGCACTGATTTAGACGTATTCAACCAACTCTTTTATGCTGGAGTATTCCGAGGACAACATTCCTCCGGTATCTTTGGTCAGCGTAAAAGCACTAAGGAAGTCTTCACTTATAAAGAAGCTCTTCCTTCTTTCGCATTCATCCTACAAGATGAGTACAAGAAGCATACCACTGGCGAAACAGCGTACACTGTAGCGCCTTCATGGATTGTTGGTCACAGCCGTCATGCAACGAAAGGTGCAGTTAACGCCAAGAACGCCCATCCTTTCCAACATGGTAACATCACTCTGGTTCATAACGGAACCTTGATGGACCAAGATCTGTTACCTGACAGCAAAAACTTCGAGGTAGACAGTGAGAACATCTGCCACTCTATTAACACTATTGGTGCAGCAGAGACTATTCAAAAGCTGGATGGTGCTTTCACCTTAATCTGGCATGATGCTTCTGATAACCGTCTTCATATCATCCGTAACGAAGAGCGTCCATTCCACCTCGCACGTTGTAACAGGGATTGGTTTGGTGCTTCTGAAGAAGATATGTTGATGTGGATTCTGAAGCGTTCTAGATCTCACAAGAACCGTATTGATGAGCATTTTGAATGTAAAGTTGGTACAGAATATATCTTTGATATGTCAAACAATAGTATGACTCTGGTTGAAGAGGTCGCCCACGAGCTTCCGGTTTTTACGGTAGTCAATCGTTGGGCCAGTTATTACTCGAACAACTACAGCCAAAGCAACTATCAAAGTTCCTCAAAAAGCAATACAAGCAATCCTTACGACACGAAGCCGGGAGTGACAGCGGCAGACGTTCGTCGAAGAAACGCAGTGGTAAGTCAAAACAAAATCGCAAGCGATCGAAACATTGATATTCGCCGCGATATGACTGTGGAAATCACTCCGCATGAGTTTGTTCCTTATGCAACTGCTGGTGCTGTTCCTTCTCGTGGTAAGATGATTGGCTATATCTACGATGAGAAGTCTCAAGAGTATATCGAAGGTGATGTTCATAACGTAGACATTAAGGCTTATCAGGATGCACTGAAAGACCCTAAAATTGTTTACCGTGGGACAGTATCCTGCATCTCCGAAGTCAATGCTATGGTCCGTTTAGTGATCACAGCAGGTCGTTTTGTTGACCCATCTCTGGAGAAAAAGGAGCCTGAGTCAACTACTGCTGACTTCGATGATGATATCCCTTTTGATATGAATGATAGTTTCGTCAACAAGAATGGTGTTACTATCACTCGTAAATTCTGGGAAGCGCACTCTCATGGTGATTGTGGTGGTTGTGATAAGCACATTGATTGGAAGGATGCACCTAAAGCAGTCTTCGCATATCAGTGCTATTGGCATCCTGAATGTCTGGAAGGTTTGACTAAACCTAAAGAGGAAGAAGAGGAGGAAACTCCTATTGGTGTTTGTGAAATCTGCGGTGAAGTTAAAACAGAGAATGAGTTCGATGATGAACTTAGTCGTCTTCGTGGTGAAGATATCTGTAAAGTCTGCGCTGTAGAAGTAAAGAAGAAAGTATCTAATGCTACGATCAAAGATGGTTATGTCTGGATTAAAGCAACAGATACAACAAACGCCCGTCGTCCTGAATTCGCTTTACGTGTAACTGAAGATATGATCGGTCGTATGACTGTATTACCTTCCTCAGCGAAACAGACAGGCATCACTCTGGAGGATGTTGTTGATGCTTATGTTGAGAAACGTAGCAACAGTATTTTTGCAATCTCGACTAAGCCAAAAAAGGAGGAACCTGCTGAGAAAGCAGGTGTGTTTCCTGAATCACGAACAGCTCTCCGCAAAACTGTCGTCAGCTTCGACGGAAACCGAAGCACTGACTTCACCAAAGCAATGTGGTCAACCCTCGGGTACTGCTCAGAGTGTTTTAAGCAGATTCCGTGGCGCGATGCTGAAAGTTGTACGCTTGGTTCTATGAATCAAGTTTATTGTAATTCTCCTAAATGTTCATTGAATAGAGGTTAAGTATGGAAATTCGTAAGATGATGCTGGATAACGTTGTAACTACTCGACGTATCCCGATGACGAGCACAGGATGTGATAACCTTCGTGCAATCCAAAAGTGGATGCAAGCTGGTATTGGTCAAGTACTTGAAACACAGGTTGAGGTTCCTTTCCCAACGGTGATCAACAACGTACTTGCTGATTATGTAAAAATCAAAGGCATTAAGGTAGAACCTCATGTCAAATCTGGTTCCTAAGAAACCGAAGATTACTCTCCTACAATATTATATAGGAGTTCATATCGAATTGGTAACGGAGCAGCGAAAGCTGTATCCGTTCGCTTTCGGTCTGATTGATGCACCATCCGATGAAGTAGAGAACGACGCGTTCAACGACTACTTCGAAATTGAAGCTCAGATTCAAAAAACTCGTAACGAAATTCTTAAACTTAAAGGTATCTAACAATGACTACTCGTATCCGTGTTCTTCCTTATGGCCCTTCTGATTCAGTTCGTGAACTTACTTCTGCTATCAACACTAAGATTCAGGAACTCCGCTTAAATGCTAACGTAATGTCTCTGGTATCAGAAGGCTCTCGTTATCGTTCTCGAGTTGGTGATATTGTTGTCAACTATGGAAACCGTCGATATAATGATGCTTTCTTTGGCGGTGCAACTGTATTGAACTCTGTGGTTGCCTTGAACCGAGCCGCTAACAAAATGACAGCATTTCAAACTTTGGAAGCTGCTGGGGTACATACTGTAGAATACACAAACAGTGCTGCTCAGGCTTCAGAGTGGACTCTGGATAGTGTTGTTTATGAACGTGCTATTCTGAATGGTCATTCTGGAGAAGGTATCACTGTTCGTCTTCAGGGTGAAGGTGTAGCTCCCGCCCCCCTCTATACCCGTGGCATTCTAGGCCCACGCCGTGAATGGCGTGTTCATGTGTTTGAAGGTGTTATCACCTATGTTCAGAAAAAGATTCGCCGTAATGGTTATCGTGAAGATCCTTCCTATCGTGAAGACGTTCGAAACCATCATACTGGTTGGGTTTATTCCTCAAACTTCCAAGATGCGCCGCCTGATCAGGTTCTGATTCAAGCTCACAAAGCTGTATCTGCTCTGGGTTTGAACTTCGGTGCTGTTGACCTGATTAGCAAAGGTACTAACGCTTGGGTTCTGGAAGTTAATACAGCTCCGGGCCTGACTGGAACAACTCTGGAAACTTACACTCACAACATCGTTGAGTTTGTTAAGAGTTTCTCTGGTGTTGATCCTGACTACCGCGTTGCTTACGAACTGCCTGTTGAAGAAGTGGAAGAGTTTGCTGAATCAGCAGATGACGAGAACTTTGCACTGACAGCTGAACCAGTTGTTGAAGAGTCTTCGGAGCCTGTTCCTGAAACAATGCAAGTGGAAGAACAAGGGTTAGAGATCAACCCTGTAACCCGTCGTAATCTGCGTCGTGGTTATTACATCGCTAACATCAAGCATCCTGAGAATGGTTCAACTGTAGCAAGTAATGTGATCTTGTTCTTCTGTGGTCGTAACTTCTACCGCTCTGGATGGAACGCACCAATTAGTGATCGTCAGTTAGGTCGTGTGTTGCAGATTAACAGTCTTACCCTGAATGATGGCACTGTTGTAAACTACTAAGGATATATGGATATGTTTTCATTGGAAGATCTAGTACAAAATGGAATGATGGAACAAAAAGAGCCTCTTATTGTAGGCTCTCGTAAAGAGTTGCGTAAATTGTGTGAGGAGTGGGGTATTACTAATCAGCGAATGATTGGTAATCAATTCTCTGCAATTGTAACTTTCCTAAAACGTGGTGATAAGTATTCTATGGAATGTGTAGAACGTATCATCACTGAAGCACAACAAGATAAAGGAGTGACCTATCTGTGAATAAGTATAAAGTTCTGTTTAAAGATACAAATGACGCTGGTGATATGCGAGCTATGGACCTAGATGCTGACATGTTTAACTTCTCTGAAGGCAAAGTGGCCTTCTTTCAGGGAGGTGAAATTGTTGCAGTATTTGAAAGTGCAGCAATCTGCGGTGTAATCAAAATCTTTATTACAGAGTAATCTGCTTTAGCCTCTTCGAAAGAGGAGGCTAGTTCGGATAAACTAAACAAACCAACAAAGGTATAGATAATGTCAGAAGTAATTTACGTAGCAACTTATGGTTCTCTTCGTCGTGGTCAAGCTAACTATTTAGTTAATGATCGAGCTGGTGCTAAGTCTATTGGCGAAGGTTGGACTGAAGATAACTTCGATCTGTTCCGTTACGGTGGTTCCTACTTCCCGAGCATCTCTCTCGCACACAGCAATAACAATAAGCCTGTTCGTGTAGAAGTGTTTGCTACTGACAAAGCAGGTCTGGAAGGTCCGTATGACCGTCTGGAAGGTTACAACAAATGTAGCCCTGAAGACAGCTTCTATCAGCGTACTCAGATTGCTGTTAAGCTGGACTCAGGTGAAACTGTTATCGCTTGGATTTATCACATCGACGAAGAACAAGATGTTCTGGTTGAATCTGGCGACTGGTCAGAGTATCTGAAAAGTGAATCTTGAGAAAAGGCAGGCTCTTCGGAGACTTGAAGCCAAGTATTTAATGCTACGGTGCAAAATCAACCGACATGAACGTTTCGTTGAAGCTGCACAAACCAAAAACTTTGAATCATCAGTGGAGATGTTCAAGACCCAACTCTCTTTTTATAGGAAAGAACAGGAACAAGTGTGGGATGAAATTCGTTCGTTCTACTAAGCTCAAGGATTCCAAGGAGGAAGAGCATGTCAAAGATCATTTTGGGAGACACAGGTTGTAAGGAATGTATCTCTCATGGTCGTGATAAAACCCACAACCACATGATTCTCTTCCGTAACGAAGAGACTGGTGAGGAGTGGGGAAGTTGTAACCGTTGTGGGAATTACGAAGTGTTCGAAAAGGGCACTACACCTACTCCAAACGAGAAGAAAGAGTTATCCCCTGAAGAGTTGAGAGAAGTCTTAGATGATTGCTTAGAGCTTCCTCAGGGTGAACTTACTCGCCGTCTAATCCCAAAAGCTGTATCAGAGCGTTTTGAGTGTCGTATTGGCCTTAGTCAAACTGATGGTCAGACACCAGACAGTTACTTCTTTCCTCGTGAACGTGATGGAAACATTGTCGGATATGAGGTTAAGCTGCTAGATAGTAAGAAGTTCTATTACGTCGGCAGTGTTAAAGAAGCAGATTTGTTCGGTATGGCACAAGCCCAACGTGGAGATGTGTACAACAAGAAGCTTTTCATTTTTGAAGACCCGCTATCCTGTATGTCAGGTTTCCATGTCCTTACAGCTTTTACAAATGCAACAAACATTAAACCAGCATGTGTTTCTTTACCGTTCGGTGCAGGTTCAATCTCTTCTGTGTTGTCTCGTAACCGAGACTTCGTAAATGGTTTTGAGGAGGTTGTGCTCTGCATGGACAACGATGATGCAGGTGAGATAGCTCTAACAAAAGGTCGTTCTTTATTCCCTCATGTTAAGTTTGCTCGTATTCCTAAAGGAACTTTCCCATACAACGGTGTGGAGAAAGAGATTAAGGATGCGAATGACATGCTTCTGTCTGGTCGTGGTCAAGAGTTATTCAACATTCTCAAGTACTCAGCAAAGCGGGAATCTCCTGCTGGAGCTGTAACAATCTTTGATTGCCTTGATGATGCTCTGAAGAAAGCGGAGTGGGGTATCCCATATCCGTGGAAGACTCTGAATGAGATGACCTTCGGTATTCGATGGGGAGAGGTGGTAGCAATTGGTGGTGGAGTAGGGAGTGGTAAAACACTCATTGCTCACGAGCTGGTTGCCCATCTGTGCTTAGAGCATGGTTTTAATGGAGGTGGCTTCTTCTTGGAAGAGAAGGTAGGCATGTCTGTTAAGAACATTGCTGGTAAGTCAGCATCAATTCCTTTCCACCGACCTGATGTTGAATATGATGAGGAGGATTTGCGTAATGAAGCACTTCGTTATGCAGACAAATTCTTCTTGTATGACAACTTCGGACAGAACGAATGGGAAGACATTAAACAGTGTATCCGTTTCTGGGTAGTTGAAAACCAGTGTAAGTTCATCATCCTTGATAACATTACCGCTCTGGTGTCCCATTTAACACCTTCAGAGATTAACACTGAAATCAGTAAGATTGCTTCCGAGCTTGCTGGTATGTGTAAAGAGTTAGACTTTACCGCTTTCGTACTATCTCACCTTAATGCTCCGGCAGGTGGTGCTCCTCATGAAGAAGGTGGACAGGTACGTGAAGTACAGTTCACTGGCTCTCGTTCTCTTATGCGTTGGTGTCAGTGTATCATTGGATTTGAGCGTGATAAGCAAGCTGATGGCTTAGCTAAGAACCTCTCAGTCATTCGGTTACTGAAAGAACGTAACTACGGTCAGACAGGTGTCTGTTATACTAAGTATATCAGTGAAACCGGTAGACTTGTAGAAAGGGAAGACTTTGAAGTTGATGAAGATAATCCATTCGTTTTAACTAACGGAGAGGATGCAGCTTCTCTCATCAACCAAGCAGATGGAGCTTCACCGTGGTAAAGAAAAAGAAGAAAGTGTTTGCATTCGATATCGAGAGTAATGCACTGTACGATGACATAACTAAAGTATGGTGTATTTACATCTTTGATGTTGAAACTGGTGAAAGGTGGGGCTATCGGCCTCACCAAATTGAAGATGGGATTCGTAAACTTACAGAAGCTGATGTGCTCGTAGGTCATAATATTATTGACTTCGACTTACCAGCTCTGAAGAAGATGTATCCCTCTTTAATCAACTATCATTTTAACGTCTTTGACACTTTATGTCTTAGTCGATATCTTAAACCTGACCGTATTGGTGACAGTCCTGAGTATCCGAAAGGCGACCCTAGACGTGGCCCAAGAGGTCATGGTTTGAAGCAGTGGGGTGAGTTCTTAGGAGAGCTTAAGGGCGATTATGGTGAGCAAGAGGAAGCATGGGATGCTTTCACTGAAGATATGTTTACTTATTGTGAACAGGACGTTAACTTAACTGTTAAGGTTTATCTTTTCTTGTGTGAACTCACAGGATTCGACCCTTACGACCCACCTTCATTATATTGGAAAATGTAAAATGATTGTTATCCCGATTAACCGAATTGAAGATAAGGTTGCTCAACAACCTGATATCACTGTTGGTCGTCACTTCATTGAACAGTTGATTAACAACAACTTGATTCCAGACTGTATTTGTCCCATCATCACTGGTGGGGCTGTTCGTGATGCTGTTCTTAATAATAGAGCACCTCATGACATTGATATCTTTATTGTCAGAGGACAGGCACCAAGAACTCGAGATACCTTTATCCGCCATGACCAGTGGCAAGATCTCGGACGAGAGGTTGAAAGTAACGTGAAAGAGTGGCTTGAGTCTCAAGATATTGAGTACTCTTCCCTTCTGGCTGAAGCCACAAATGAAGCCTACGCTGAAGGCTCTTTGTTAACATTCACTGATATTATTGAATTTCAGTGGAATGGGGTTCGAATCCAATTCATGTTTAATTATCCTACTTCTATTGAAGAGGTTATGGATAATTTTCCTATGATGTGCCGTGGTGCGATGACTCTTGACAATCTATTTATGACCCCTCATGGATATCTGTCTATGACTTCTCCTTGTCCAGTAGTTGTCTCTGCTCGTGAAATTAAGTATGTTCATAAGAAGTGGCCTAATTCACAGGTGTTGAGATTCTCCTCTACATCCGCTGCGCTCCAATATATGGCCCACTCTCGGTACCTCCCTACACCTCAACCGATTAATCATCTGGTTGATGAACGGGGTCAGGTTACTTATGCTGAGGATACGACAAGTCCCTCGTATTGTGTTGACCGAGACATGAGTCGATTCTTTGGAATCCCTTATGAAGAGATTCAGATTATGTCTAGTCTTCACGGTTCTGGTCAGATTCATGCGTATTGGTCTGAAGGGTTGACAAATTTAACAACTAACACGGGTGGTGATCTGCTTGGTCGAGAAGAGGAACCTAACCGACATAATGCAATTGAAGGGGTGTTTGTAGCCCCTGCAATGCGTAGAGCACAAGAGTCACGAAGAGTAAGCCCTACTCGTAGAACATCTTTTGAAGAAGCTTGGGGTATTACAAGTGATTCTATGGAGCGATGGATGGCTAGTCCTTCTCGTGGTCGACCAAACGGTTTGACTGTTAGCCGTCACCAGTTCTCTGGTCAGGGTTTTGCTGTTGGTGATATCAACGCACCTGTTAGGGCTGTGTGGACTGATGAAGGTGTGGCCCAAGATGTGGTAGATAATCTCGCTGATCGCTTTATTGCCAACAACCCTGAAGTATTAGAACCTCAAACCCGTACAGTTCGGTTTGCCGATGAAGCGGGTCGTGGAATCTCTTTTGAAATAGACGAAAATAACTAAGGAATAAGAATGGGTTTACTAGGAAGTATTGAACTGCACAATGTAATTGACAATGGCTATCTGGATGCGGAGCATAAGTATGTTAACGCTGCTAGTGTGGATATCCGTATTGGTGATACTATCCTTGTTGAAGAACAGGCTGATGGCATCGTTGATATTGATGCGAAAGAGAATCTTCAGTGGAAGGAAGTAAAGATTCCTGAAGAGGGTTTGGTTATCACTCCGGGTCAGTTCTTCTTGGCTCACTCTATGGAGGAGTTTAACCTTCCAGATAACATCTCAAGTCTGTTTGTTCTTCGTTCATCTATGGCTCGTTGTGGTCTGAACCATCTCCACGCTGGATGGGCTGATGCAGGGTTTAATAGTAGTAAGCTGACATTTGAATTCCACAACGTAACCAAGCACCATAGCTTACGAGTTCGTGCTGGTATGCGTGTTGGTCAGATGGTCATGTTTGAGCACTCTCATGCAGGGGAACACTCCTATGCAGTGAAGGGTCGTTATAATAACTCTGAAGGTGTGGTTGCATCTAAAGGTGTGTAAATGAAAAAGTGGATTGTTCGTGTACATGACAACACGACTGGAGAGTTAGTAGCTGTAGATTTTGTTAAGACTCGAGAGCACGCACGTAGGGTCAAAAATCAATACAAATCTACTTTTAGACTTAACAAGGTTACATTAGGAAGAGCTATGGTGAATAGCGAAGGTTCTTTTATTGCCAACAGTAAGATTTATTATTAATGAGACCAATCACCATGAGACAGTTCTGGTTAGCGAAGATTAAGTGGGCATCAGGTGGTATGACTATGACTGCACTACCCACTCGTCAACAGGCTCGAGATTTTAAAAAATCTATGTTTAATATGGATATGATCAAGAGCATCAGCATTCATAAGGCCAGAGAGTATTCCTCTGGTCGTGTTTATATTAGCGGAAAGGTACATTACTAATGAAAAAGATGTGGGCTATTCATGTTGTTTGGAATCTTGAGCAACACATGAGAAAAGATAACATCAAATTGTTTGACACTCGCAAAGAGGCTCGTATTGCTAAGAAACAGTTGAAGACTCTGGGCACAATAGTAAAAAGCGCTGACATACATCGCTGGTATGAAGACCCTAACACTGGTTCTTTTATGTCTAAAGTAATTTACTACTGATTGGTAGTAGATATGATAACTCTCAAATGTATATAGAGTACAATAAGAATTTGTATTTTACAGGAGAGAGTTATGTTAGATTTGAGTAAAGTGGCCCCGCCCACTGAAGAGATTACAAAATCCAAGGTGATGCAACAGTTTTATCATCGTGATATGCTTGGTCGCTTTATCAAGAATCGTGATGTTGTTGCTTGGTCTATTGGTAATCAGGGATATCTGTTGAAGGTTCTTCAGGTTACAGGTTCAACTGCTAAGCGAGTTAAGGTGTATGACCCTGAAATGGGTCGTTCTAAGTCAGTAGACCCACAGAACTGCATCGTAATTACCCAGCAGGTAATGGATAATATTGCACGTAACGTTGCTAACTCAGTTGAACTTGATGGAGAAAACCCAAATGCATAAGAATGTTTTTGATTTACCTGAGATTGGTCGTGACAGCTATAGCATGTTAGACCGGTCCGACCTATCAATCTCTCGCCTTGAAACAATGCAGGGTATGATTAGTGGAAACAGCCTAGAACACATCCTGAGCTGCTTACAAGCTAACATGGAACTCTTGCATATCAAAGCTAAAAACTACCACTGGAACGTCTCTGGTGCAGGATTTCAGGGTGTTCATGGTATGTTTGATGAGCTGGAAGATTACGCACGACAGGTAGGAGATCGTATTGCTGAACGTATGCGTTACCACTGCGTTAAAGTGGATGCTACAGCAGCTAACTATCTCTCTCATGCTTGGTTCTCAGAGGGTAATGCTGATCTAGACATGGACGGTATGCTCTCTGATATGTGCATGACCTTGATGTGTATTATTGAGAAGATGGATGAGTTTGATGGTGATTTAGCCACTTACCCAGTCGATCAGAGTATGCTTCAAGAAATTAATGAAGGTCTTGGCAAGTATTGCTACTTCGTCAAGAGCAACATGTCCCATTCAAGTGGTGACGTGTCTTACTAAAACCTCCGCCCTGTCTCCTAACCCGAGGTGGGGCGAACTTATTTATAAGGATATAGATATATGTTATCAGCAATCGTATGGGGTATTTGGGCTATCTTTATTGGTGGCGGTATTTATTGGGCTTCTGGTAAGCTTATCGAAGAAACTCCTGATAAGAAAGGTGAGATTCAAACAGCATCAACTATCATGGTTATCGTAGCTGTTGTTATCCCATTCCTGCTTCACCTCCTGACTGCATAAGGATTTACATGTCTAAAGTAATTAAGTTTTATAGTGATCAGTGTGCTCCATGTAAAGCAATGGCTCCTACCTTTGAGAAGGTTGTTAAGGAGTTTGATGTAGAAGTGGAAGAGATTAACATCCTTGAAGGTGATGGTCGTGAACAAGCTGTTAAGTATGGTGTACGAAGCATCCCTGCTTTCGTTGTGCCTGACCGTAACAGTGGTGCACACTACAGCCTCTCTGGTATGCAGACTGAAGCAAACCTGAAAGCATTTTTGGACACAGCCCTGAGCAATAAGTAATAAGGATATTCACGGATGAATGAACAACTACAAGCAACATTAATCGAAGCTATGGGAAGCGATCGTAGCGTAGTAAACGCAGCTCGAGTTTCCTTTGGCGTAACCCGTGAAGGTGATTTAAATGAACGTGATGAACGTCTCATCAACTTCCTCGCAAGAGAGAAGCATGTTACCCCATTCCGACACCCGCAAGTCAGTTTCCGATGCAAAGCACCTATTGCAATTGCGAGACAGTTGGGCAAGCATCAGGTTGGATTCTCGTGGAACGAAATGTCCCGGCGGTATAAAGATGGAGCAGTTGAAGTCTTCATCCCTAAAGAGATTTTTGCGAGACCTTCGGACCTCCATGCAGGTTCAGGGATTCAACTCATCGACGGAGAGCGAGCTGAAGCATTAATACTGATTAACGATGCATATGAAGCTTCTCTAGCAGCATATGACAAGTTGATTGAGTTTATTGCACCAGAGCAAGCTCGATTTGTTCTTCCTCAGGGGATGATCACTGAGTGGGTGTGGACCGGTTCTTTGTATGGCTGGTTTGAGTTGTGTCGTCAGCGACTCTCCTCTCACGCTCAATACGAAGTTCGAGTGTTTGCTAAATCTCTGGATGAAGAGATGGCTAAACTCTACCCAATCTCATGGGCAGCTCTGAAGAAAACTTTGGAGAACTAATGACACATAAAGTGTGCAGCTTCTGTAAGAAAGAGAAGCCTATCGCCAACTTTAAGTTTAATCCTGTAACCGGTTTGACTCATGTCATGTGTCACTCTTGCAGGATATACCTTGAAACAAAGCACACCATTAACAGGTTGCACTATTATCACCCAACAACATTCAAATTTAAGGTTGTGAAATGATTGACAGTAATACATTTAGGACTTCAAATGGAAGTGAGATAAGTCCCGCTGAAGTAATCAATCGGCATAGAAGGCAATTGATCATCCATTCCTATTTGTATTACTGGTTGGATGACCCTATCTGGTCTGATGATAAATGGCAACAAGTTGCTAATGATCTAGTGGAGCTGCAAGCTCTGTATCCAGAGCCTACCGGAGTCTTTGACGCTGAGTTCAAAGATTGGGATGGTTCTACAGGAATGCACCTCCCACATAATGAGGCTGTTGCTTGTATGGCGACAGCTGTTTACAGGATTCATAAAGATATGAACCATGAAGTGCTCTAGATGTGAAGGAACAAACCTTCATTTAAGTAACAAGGTTATCAGAGAGCTTGCTAAAGGCTCTCCAACCAAAGGGAAGAACAAACGATTTACTAACGTCAGGGTTTATACAGCAATCTGTAAAGATTGCTTAACTACTGAGTGTCATTACGAAGAAATTGGAGAGCGTAAATGAGTCGTCGTCAATCACGGAAAGAATCACGGAAAGACCTTCGTCGGGAAGCACTTGTTACTCGTAAAGGTAAGCGAGAGTATGAAGAGGTGGTTTTAGCAAAGCCTGTAGTCCCTCAGAACCAGTTTCAGTCTGAGCTACTCAATGCTATTAAGACTAAACAAGTTGTGTTCACAGACGCTCCTGCGGGCTGTGGTAAGACCTTTGTAATCACTTCCACAGTTATTGATGCACTGAAAAGCGGTAAGATTCAGAAGATCATTCTGAGTCGCCCTTCGGTTGGCATGGGCAATTCCCTTGGGTTACTTCCGGGAGGAATGCGCGAGAAGTTTGAACCTTACCTGATGCCTATCATTGATGTTATTACTCAGCGATATGGTAAAGGGTTCTATGAATGCCAAATCGGAAACGGTAACATCGAATTCGTACCTCTGGAATATCTCCGTGGTCGTTCCTTCAATGATGCCATTGTTATCGTGGATGAGTTCCAGAACACCACTAAAGATGAAGCCTTCTCCATCATGACTCGATTGGGAGAAACCTCTCAATTGTTCTGTATGGGTGATACAAACCAGCATGATATGCGTGGTCGTGAGAGTGGTCTTACTTGGGCTACTAACTTTATTGATGAACATGATCTGTATGAGTTCGCTGAGATTGTAGACGGCGAATCGGATGACATTGTTCGTTCTGGTTTCTGTAAAGCTATTGTTAAAGCTATGGAAAAGGAACAAGATAAATGAAAGTCGCTTTAGTTATTCGAGATTGTGGTGATGGTTCAGCAACCATTGACTTCTACAAAAATATCGAACGAGCATGTTTTGAGTGTGAAGAGTTCAATGAAGACACCTGCATGTATGATGGAGAACCTACTATCATTGACGTTCATGATGATTTTGTACCACCGGGAGGGTGGAGTGAGTAATATTCAAGAGTTAATGATAGAAGAGATTAAAGCTCAGATAGTTGACAAACTCTCTATCAGGGTTGATTCCAAAGACACCAAATGCTCTGGTATACTGAAAATAGAACTCCTCTACAACGGAGAGCCTATTTCCTTTGATGAGGTATATGCCTCTGATATTAAATACTTAGCAGAGTTTTAATAGTATCCATAATGTATACTCCTTAGTGTACACTGATATATTAAGGAGTTCTAAATGGCAGACCATGTAGGAAAGAGGGATTATGCACAAGAAAGACGTACCGCAATTGCCCGTGGTGAAACAGGCGTTGGGAGCAAGAGCGGAGATGCTCAGCGCCACCGTGCACGTCGCATCGTTGAAAAGCGCGATGGAAAAGCTGCTGTCAGAGGTAAAGACGTTGGACACAAACGAGCTGTCAAGTCTGGAGGCTCTAATGCGTCAAGCAACTTACGTGTTGAGTCAGTCAGCTCAAACCGTTCAAACGGCGGCAAAAGTGGTGATCGAGCTGGAAAAGCAGCTGGAGCACGCAAAGGAGCTTTAAGCTCATCGTAACATGAGGCTACCCAATAGGGTGGCCTTTTCTTTTATATAAACCAAATTAAACTTCTTAGGTAATAACTATGTCTATTGTAAAAACCGTAACTATCATCGATGTTTGGACTAACCGTCTGGCTAAGTGGAAATTCACTAATAACCATGATGTCAAACACAACATCAGCCTAATTGCAAACCAGATTGGTCATAATGCAAAAACAGCTCGTACTAATATAATCCTCCGTGGAGCTGATGGGAAATTCATTTCTTATAAGAATAAAGATGTAGAGAAAGAATATCGTGTTGCAGTAGAAAACCTCATCCCATTCCCTAAAGGAGTTTAATATGAATAAGTTAGCTATGGTACAGATTCGAGACACATACCCCAACCGTCCGGAGCAGAAACCGCGTACTTGGTCTTATCTGCTAGTAGAGAGTAAGACTATTAATTCATGCTCTGTAGGAATTGATACTATACCAACCAGTATCACTTTGCTTCCTCACAAAACAGCCAGAACCCATGTGATGTTACGTGACAGCAAAGGTAAGTTTATCTCTTACCGTGATTCACGAATCAATAACGAAATCAAATCTGCTGTAGAGTTTTTAATGCCATTCCCGAAAGGTTGAGTGATGAAAGAATACATTTACGTAGGACAGCGCTGGTTCGGTGATGAATGGGAAGGCGGATACAGCGTTGTGAAAGCTTTTAAGTCGGAAGAAGATGCCAAGTCATGGGTCTTAAAAGACGATGTTGGCGAGAGAACTTACATTGAAGTAGAGGTGGAGTAGGATGCCATTACCAGCTAGACACCAAAACCGTTTCTTAGTTCTCAAGTGGGATGATATTGAAATGAATCTCACTGAACATGAACTAGATTTGTTCCATGAATTATTATCAGAGATTCGCTCTGGTATTCCTGAACGTCAGTATGTGGTTATCAGTGATAAGCATCCTCAAGAGTTTGAAGAAGCTTGGGGCATGAAGCTGGCCTATATCCAGAGAGCTATTAGAGAAAGAGAAGAAGTTGCTAATCAGAGAGTTGTGGCCCATCTAGTCAGAGAGCAGCCTCGTGAGGTTAGGTCTTCTTATTCTCCACCTACTTGGGCACAAACAAATGCAGCAATGAGAACATATGCTGTTGATTCCACATCCTTGGATGTAGTAGAAGATAACCAAGCATTTACAGATTTACTTTACCAATAATTTAAAGGAGTATAAAGTGAGCAACCCGGACGCTCTTCCATTTTTGACAGAGATGACTGTCGCTGATATAATCTCTAAGCAAGCAAAGCACGGAGTGAGTTTCAACCGAAGAAATGCTCGGTGGTATGTTCACCTCCTTAAAGAGATTATTGTTAATATTGACAGAGAGTTGATTCCTCTCTTACCTAAGATGAGATTAGATGGCTCTACTTACATGAAGCCATTTAAGAAGTCAGGGGCTTTGCAGAAGTGGCCTCAAGCTTATTGTGATAGGGTTGGACTGAAGAGAGAAGACATTGGTGGAGCTTTCACCTGTGTCGAATATGTAGACTTTGACCCATCGAAGGATGCACGAGTTAAAGAAGCTCTTATGGATGAGGGCTTTCTTCCTCCAGAGTTTAACGTATCTAAGAAGCCTTGGAATACTTTCGAAATTAAGAAAGATATGAGAAAGTATGGAACATACCAAGCATGGTATACTGCTTGGATGCGAGGCAATGCTAAGCAAAAGCAGACAGCCGAGATGGTTGACGCTGATATTAAGAAGTTCTTAGAAAAGCACTTCAGGTTTAAAACTAAGAACTACATGAAAGCTTACGTGTTTGGTTTGGGATTGAACCCTAATCGCCGTAATCCTGTAACGTTTGATGAGATTAAGAAAGCATTAGCCACATCAAACAAGTGGCCTACAGCTCCTACAAACCTCGAGGAGACTCTTGAAGAAGGGCTAGGGGGTGAACTAGGGAGTGTTGGAAGTTTGCTTAAGAGACGCGTTGTAGCGGCTCACAGGCTAGGTCTTATCAGTGGACTCATAGCAAAGGAACGCGAAGATGGTAAACTTTCGGCAGAAGCTAACAGCTGCGCTACGCCAACTTTTCGATTCAAACATCGTATCGTGGTTAATATTCCCTCCCGTGGTTTGTTTGGTCACGAGTGTCGCAGTCTGTTTGAGTCTGACTATAACTCAGACAGTGATCACTCTCGTCCTTTCGTTATTACTAACGTTGTTCCTGATGGTTGTTATATACGAAAAGGTACTAACGTAATTTACGAGAAAGGTAAGCCGGGGAAGAAAGACAAACCTGTAGGCGCTTACAAATATTACATACCCGCTGGTAAAGAAGTATTCTTAGGGTATGATGGTTCTGGACTGGAACTTCGTATGCTCGCTCACTACCTCATTAAAGAGTGTAGGGATATGCTTGCTGAGGCAATTGAAGAGAACAACCCAGCTAAGAAAGCTCTGGCAGAACGTGGTTTAGCTTCTGCTATTATGTATCGTGATATTCTCCTTGAAGGTGATATCCACTCCCACAACCAGAAACTTGCTGGTCTTCCTACTCGTGACAACGCTAAGACATTTATCTATGCATTCAACTACGGTGCTGGCGATGCTAAGCTTGGTTCAATTGTAGGTGGTGGGGCTGACGAAGGTTCAGTGATGCGAGCACGTTTCTTAGCAGAGAACCCATGTATTGCAATCCTCATCGATCGTATGACAGAGAAAGCTGCTCAAGGATACTTGATTGGAGTTGATGGTCGTAAGATTACAATGAGACGGGATGCCACTGGTAAGGTTATGGTTCATAAAGCCCTTAACACACTCCTGCAATGTGCTGGTGCTGTTGTTATGAAATATGCTATGATGTTCCTTAACAAGTGGATTGAGAAAGATAAGGTTCGTTGTGCTAAGGTAATTGATATGCACGATGAAGGTCAATTCTCAGTAAACCGTAATGATGTACAGAAACTCAAAGAGCACACTGAGCTTTGTGTTAAGAAAGCTGGCGAGTATCTGAACATGGAATGTCCTCTGGCATCTGATTGTCAGATTGGACTTAACTGGATGCATACACACTAAGGTGAGTGATGAAAGAAACCAATATCATCTACAGAACATTGAGATGTTTAGCTAAAGAGAGGGGGATGGAGGATTTCCTCCTCCAATATTATGAAATAACTAAGACTGGAATTTATCCAAAATGGTTTAGTGAAGATCACGGATTATGCTTCAACTTTCGCTGTTATAAGAGGTATTACTATTTCACAAAGCATTTAGATATTGACGACATGAAGAATATGTTTAATCAAGAAAAGTTTTTGGACCCAACATACCCATTCGGATGTGATCAATATTTTAGAGATAGGGAAAACGGGGCACATCATAAGAATCCAAAACGACGGGCTTGGATTAAAGATACACTGAAAACTCTATACAGTATTGAGGTTGAGTGATGAGTGTTCGTGGTTATTATGAATCTTGGGCCGTCTTCAGCGGTGGCTCCACTCTCGTAGCATTAAATGGTCAACTGTGTATCTTTGAGACAGAGAACTTAGCAATAACCAAAGCAGCAGAGCTAGTTCGAAAGTTTCCAAACAAGACATTCACAGTTAAAAGGATAGAAGTACCTGCATTGGTAGAGTGAATAAATAAGACGAATGAACTATTCTTATTGATTGGTTCGTAACAAGGAGATTGAAGTGGAAGAGATGCCATCGGATTGGTGTTATCGTCAGAGCGCCATCTGTAATGAACAAGGTCGTCCTGATGAGGCTGAGTTCTATCTAGAGCTAGCCGAACTGTGGAAAGAACGAGAGGAGAAAGAGTGATGGAAGGTATTTACCGTAAACCGCCTCCAAAATATAACATCCTTTATACTGATGCAACAGGTGAGTTTAGAAGTGTGTTAGTTTACACGGATGAAGAACGAAACCAAATGGTTGCTGCTATTGAAGCCAATGGTGGTACAATCATGCGAATTTATAACATAACATAAGGAATATCAATGACTGCTTCTGAATTAAAAGAAACCCTATCCACTGAAGAAGGTAAAGCTTTCTTCTTATCTCAAGTACACTCTATGGGTAAAGATGCCCTTCGCCAAGCAGTCGTTGAGCTTACTGGTGTAGTGATTGACTTGAGTATTGAAAATGAAACACTTGAAGCTAAAGTGAACGGTTAAATAAGAAGCTGCCTTCGGGCGGCTTTTCTTGTCTAAAGGATTTAGAAATGTTAGAATCTGAATGTGATAAATGTGGCTCGGTATCCAAAAGGATAGATACGCAATGGTCAGAGATCTTCGAAACACCTGTCCATTTATATAAATGCCCTATTTGTGGTCACGAACATGAGGAGCTAGGGGAATGAATATTGGCTTAGATTACGATGACACTTACACCTCAGATAAAAAGCTGTGGCGCTCTGTGGTGGCATTAATGCAAGAAAAGGGCTACGATGTACGCTTTGTAACTTATCGCTTTGCAGAGCCTAATGGGTACGATAATCACGACATTAAGATTGATGCAGAGTGTTTGCAGATTCCTATTATCTTTTGTAATGGTGTGCAGAAGGATGAGGTCTGTCGACAGCTAGGTTTCTTCGTCGATATTTGGATTGACGACTTCCCTGTTGGAATCCCCAAAAAGGACCACCTAGACGGTATGCTGAAGGGCGTAAGACTTAATGACCTTAGGGCAGCACCTCCTGTAGAAATAGCCGCTCCTGTGTACTCTGAAGAGCCTTTGGTGATTCGATGAAGAAGATAATTCTTTGGGCTTTAGGTATAGCTCTATTCCTGTATCTGATTGATATCGGAGGAGATGCCAGTAGAGAAGACTGTGAAGTGAGATTGTCTCAGGAATTTAAGTCAGAGACAAAGTGGGTTAACGGTCGATGCTATGTAAAAGATTGGGGAAGAACTTCTCGATGAAAAAGTATAGTGTATGGTTTAACGAAGTAGAAGAAGGTTTTGATGAAGTTGGAGGATGGGTAAATATCCTAAACACTGACGACATAGAAGAGGCCGAGAAGTGCGCCCTAAACTACAACTCTGGGTATTATGAAAGAAATTGGGAATATGAGGAAGAAGTATGATTTGGATTCACACTTATAAGATTGGAAAGAAAGAGATCACCGTTGTACATCACTCTGAGGAAAGTGCAAATGCTTCTCAGGAAGTCTTGAAAGGTGAAGTTAAAACATACGTCGAAGTAAAAGTTAAATCTTGGTCATAATTAATAGGAGTAAAAATGGAATACATTGATAAATATTCAAGTGAAGATTCAACAGACGCTGAAGTTTTATTTATACTAAAAACAGACTGTCTTGAACATGGTCAACTTATCAATTTCATTGAGTTGGCAAAACTTAAAGAAGAGATTGATCAACTGTATAGCGATGAGCAGTCTCGTTTGTTATCACTGTCCCTTCTCGGAGATCTTACCTGTGATGGATGTACTATCTAACTCTGAGAAAAAGAAGATCTCAGTATTTAAAGAACCTGTAGTTTATAAAGACTCTATCAGAGATCAATATAATGAGATGTTAAAGAAACAAGCTGATTCTAATCTTCGTTATCAGAGGATAGTAGAACAAACTAACTTTAAAGGTTTACTTGAATGGTAACTTATATTATTTACTTCTTAGCTTTCTTAGGAATAATCTTTTTATCTATTCTAATTGAATTTGGTTTAAGTAAGTTAGTTAATTATTTAGGTAATAAGTAATTATTATTCTTTTAAATAGAGAATCAAAGTCCCTAGGAGTCCCTACAACCTAAATCAAGGATTCCTTAATTCTCTATTTTTATCTCGCAGGTGGCTCCTGCCCTTCGGTACTTGCAAGGGATTCTATGAATTGCCCAATATACAAGCCTGCAATAACTTTATCAGCTATACAATATATACATTACTAGTGTGATATATCTACTACCAAAGATACTTATATTATATAGTACTCTTATCGGTATAAGCGTAATGTATACTATACATAACCGCTCAAAGAGAGCAACAATCTTTCAAATTAAATAAGGAAATTAAAATATGTCTATGATTCCAACTATCGCAACTGCTTCCCGTAAATCCAACTACGATGTAATCCCTGATGGTGAGTACGAAGCACGTATCGTTCGTGTAGTAGGTTTGGGTGTTCACAATCGTGACCCTTGGATTGACCCGAAGACCAAAGCAGTGACTCCTAAGAATCCGGCTTTCCGTATGGATTTGGCTTTCGAGCTGATTGGTGTTGATGCTACTGGTAAAGATTCCGATGGTAAGGCATTAGAACCACGTCCGGCTTGCCAGTTCAAGAGCTATGATGTAAACCCACGAGCTAAGAACTCTGGTATTCTTGATCTTTGCAAGATGATTGACCCAAGTATTCAAGCACTGAAAGGCGATCTGTCTTGGTTCAAGGATGTTCTGTTAGGCCAGCCTGTTAACATTCTGGTTAACTCTTACACTAACAAAGCTGGTGAAGTTAAAAACTCCATCAAGACCATTTCTCCAATCCCAACCAAATATCGTGCAGCAGTTGGTGAAGCTCGTAGTCCTCTGGTATTCTTCGAACCGTATGCTGAAACCGATGAGAACGTAGCATCATATCAACTGATGTTCCCGTTCCAGCGCAACCTGCTTACTCAAGCTAATGACGCTAAGAACATGCCTCTGGCTGGTCGTGAAATTACTCGTGCTTCTGAAACAGAGCAGAAAGAAGCTACTCCTTCAATCCCTACGATTGATAAAGAGCCTGCTTCTACTTACGAAGACGACAACGATAGCCCATTCTAATAACTCTCCTTGTTATAGCTTAGCCACCTCCGGGTGGCTTTTTTCGTTGGAGACAACATGCAAAACACGTTAAGTGATAACTTAGGGTTTATCGTTTTCTCAGCTCTTGTATTCTTTGGTGGTATGAAGTTTAACGAATATCAAACAGACAGCAGTAATCTGGATAAAGAGAAACATCAACAAGAGTTAGAGATTGAAAGAAATAGAGCAGCTGATGAAGTTGCTCAGAGGGTTCTTACCGGTTTATCTAACTGGAAGAAGAACACGGAAACCGTTTATAAAGAGATGCATTATGAGAAAACTAAACCAGTTTTTTATAATGTCTGCGCTAGTGATGAGTATGTCAGCTTGTTCAATGAGCGACAACAGCAGGCAATCAATGCCCTTACCAACAAACCTAAAAGCTGAATGTAGGGTTGACCTGCCTCTTTTAGAAAGTGCTCAAGGAAAAGCACTAGCCACTACGTTGGAGTGGTATCAGGACCAGTACACAGAATGTGCTGCCAATCACAATGGATTGCTAGAAGCTCTGAAAGAACGTGGAATAGAATAATGGCTATTGTTTTTGAAGGAGAAGCCAATGTATTCACGGTGGACGTCCAAACAGTAACCTGTACAGTGAACCTAGTTGGTGTAATGGGTGCAGGAGTGGCTAAGGAGTATAAAAGAAGATACCCTGAAGCTTTTGAAAGATATAAAGTTGCTTGCAACTCTGGATTCCAGATTGGACAGCTCCTCCTACAGAGGTTAAATGATGGGAGATTGGGGCTGTGTTTTCCAACCAAGAAACATTGGAGAAATGGTTCTGAGATAGAGTGGATAGAGCAAGGTTTACAAAAGTTATTACTTACCTACAAAGATAAGGGAATCACCTCTCTAGCCATAACACCTCTTGGTTGCGGCAATGGGGGACTAGATTACCAATCTCAGGTAAGACCTATAATGTTTAAATATCTAAATCAGATGGACATACCTGTCTATATCTGTCTATAATAGCCAACAACAAGGAAAGATGATGGCGAAGAAAACAACACCTACAAGATATCGAATTCATGGAATCCCAATCAAATATATCTCAAACTATGAAGAGTTCTATAAGGTGAACTGGAAAGTGGTTCACAAGTTCTTCATGTATGATATCAGGGATTACCATGAAGCAGAGGATGTGGCACAGGAAGTGCTCTTGAATGCTTGGAGATTTGTCTTCGCTAAGCAGGATGAGAGAGTCCTAGAGGATGAGAAAGACCAAGAGCATATGACCTATCGAGTCAAGAATATTATCTGGTCTATACGTTCAAATAGGCAGACTGTAGGGGACCGTCGTATCTACTCAATTCCAGAGGCTGATATGTTCCGTACTCCTGATATGGTTGATAGTCCTTTAGAGATTGCGATGGATAAGCAAGACTCTGTTGGTGACCCGTTCATGGAGTCTCGTATCTTCTACTTCTTCCAAGATTTAAGTGATACGATGGATACTCAGAAGTTAGCTAATATGTTCTCTATGATCTTCTTGGGAATACCACATGATCACATTCAGAAAACCATTGGAATGTCACACGGAACATTCTACCGCAGATATGCAGAGTTAAAAGATCTGTATGAATATGTGGTAGAAAAACACTTCGATAAAGAAGAGTTTCAAGGATTGATTACATGAAAGTGATAATCGCAGGAAGCCGGTCGATAGACTGGCATTCTTTTACTCAGATGTGGGCTTTGCTTCCAGAGGAAATCCCCAAGCTGATTTCAGAAGTTGTGTCAGGTGGGGCAAGAGGGCCAGATCTTCACGGAGAGGCTGTTGCTGAGCATAATGGCATACCTATCAAACGTTTCATTCCTTCGTGGAACACTCTCGGTAAAAAGGCTGGGATACTTCGAAATGTAGACATGGGTGAGTATGCAGATGCAGTGATAGTCTTCTGGGATGGAGAGTCAAGAGGCTCTATGCACATGTTTGAGTATATGAAGAGTAAGAATAAACCAGCAATCCTCCTTACTAAGAAAGGAGATAAAGCCGATATGGAAATCACTGGAGAGTGGGAATGAATGAAGAGGTAAAAGCTTTAAAGAAAGCTCTTGCAATTAAAATCAAACATTTAAATTTCGTCAGAGATGAGTTGGAGGAGCTATCCAACTTATCAGGATATGAGTTACAGAATGAGCTTGTAGAGTTTCAAATCAATATTGATGGCGGTAAATACGTAGAAACAACTAGAGCGATTTTACCTAAAGTTACTGGTAACAAAACTTCTCCAATAGACTACTCACATGACCACACGGAGCAATTAGAAATGGAATCTCAAGGCAATCCAGCACTGACCAATATGGTGGGAGGTTCCCACTATAAGCCTTTAGTAGTAATTCTTAATGGGCCTCCGGGTTGTGGTAAAGATACGATAGCCAATGCTTGGGTCAATGCCCATTCATACCACCATGGATATTCAACCAAATCCTTCAAGGAGCCAATGTACAGAGTAGCTGCTGCTGCACTAGGAATACCTCTAGAAAACTTTCTAGCACGCTATGAAGATCGTGAATGGAAAGAAAAACCTAGACCAGAATGGGGAGGGAAGTCTGTAAGAGATTTGATGATTTCTACAAGTGAAGACTTCTTAAAACCTATGTTTGGAAACAATCATATGGGGAATCTTGCTGTAAAAAGTATCAAACAAGAAGGGCTAGGTCAGGATGATATTGTCGTGTTTACTGACGGAGGTTTTGATGCAGAGGTACGAGAACTAGAAAAGAATTTCCATGTCCAAGTTGTCCAAGTTCTTAGAGATGGTTGCTCTTTTGATGGAGACTCTCGCTCATATATTGAAGGCGAACAGAGAAAAACATATCTACTGTTTAATGACTCAACTATTGAATCAGCAGTATCAGATCTAGATTGGATTATTGCTCAAGCTCAGGATGATATTTATGGAAGAAGTTAAGCTCCCTGAAGTTGCTATAGTGGACGCTGACGTTCTTCGGTATGAAGTGGGTGCTCTTACTCAGGAGCATCCCTTCCTTGACACAGGACGTGTTCCAGTTGATTACAATTTCATGATTGAACGACTTCAGTATAAGATTGATACAATCATAGCTCGATCAGGTTGTAGCAAGGTTGTGTTCTACTTCAGCGAAGGTGGTAACTTCCGTTTTGATGTTGCTAAACAGCAAGACTACAAAGCAAATAGACCTCCCGGAGAAAGACCTTTTCACTGGCAAAATGTTGGTGATTACATTAAAGGTAAATATGAATACATAGACGTATTTGGGAGAGAGGCTGATGATGCACTAGCCGAAAGGCAACGCAGAGATAAGAATACTATCATCTGTACTAGAGACAAAGATTTGTTGATAACTCCCGGATGGCATTATCGTTGGGCTTGTGGAGAAAGACAGAAAGAGGTTCCTCCTCACTACGTGTCTGATTTAGTTTCATGGCAAAATTTCTTCTATCAGATGCTGGTTGGAGATGGTACAGATAATATCCCCGGATGTGGAGAACGTAAAGAAGTTATGTGGGGAGGTAAGCTTCAGCTTCGACGTCAAGGAATAGGGAAGAAAGCAGCAGCTAAGTTGTTGGCTGGTGTTACAGACAAGTGGACCATGTATCATATAGTACGAATGGAATATTATAAGAAGTTCGATACTGAAGATGAAGAGAAGATGCTTGAGAATGCTCGGCTTCTCTTTGTTGGTCAGACTCCGGAAGACCTGTTCGACTGGACATGGTTAGATAAATCTTGGTAATAAGGATATTATAATGGGTAAATTTGATTATCGTTCATATGATGAAAACTCCTCCAATCGTGAATCTCGTAAAGACCAAAAGATTAAACATCAACTGTTTGATCAGCGAACTGGTCGTATTCCTCGTGAGGGTAAAGTGAGTCATCGTGTAAACAAACGAGTTTGGGAAGAAGCTGATTATGGCGAAGTCTGAGAAGACTAGATGCTCTTTTGAGTATGACCCAAGTACAGGAGAATTTACTGGACTTAGAGTTAAGGTAGACCGAGATGGGTATCTTTTTGCTTTTATCGACAGGAAGAAGTACCTGTTGCATAGATTGGTTTTTCTAATGGAAGGTTTGGATATTTCTGGAAAGATTGTAGATCACATAGATTGCGATAGACAAAACAATAGACGGGATAATCTCAGGCTAGTAACACCTTTAGAAAATGCCTACAATAGAAAAATTAACAACAATAACACTTCCGGATATAAAGGAATAACCCAAGAGCCTAATGGTAAATGGAGAGCAAGAATTTCTGCTAATAAAAGGAGGTACTCACTGGGAGTTTTTGACTCACTGGAGTCTGCCGCAGAAGCTCTTAGAGAAGAAAGACAGAAGCTTCACGGAGAGTATGCAAATGAAGGCTAATAAAACAAGATGCAGTAATCAGTGGACTGAAGCTCGTTATAACTCTTTCATCAAGTCAGGGATTCGTTCTCTGACTAGAAAGTGGAAGCCCATGTTCGATGCACTAGCAGACGCCAAGACAGAGCAGAAGATTAATCCAAAGACAGGCAGACTGGCAATGCACTTTAAGTGTGCCATGTGTGGTTCTGACCACCCTGTAAAGGATATGGCTATTGACCACATAGATCCTATAGTTCCTCTTGATCATGAAGCAACTTGGGACGAAATCATCTCTCGTGCTCTGTGTGAGAAAGAAGGTTTTCAGGTTCTGTGTAAAGACCCTTGTCATAAACTAAAAACTAAGATGGAAAATGATGCAAGAAAACAATTCAAAAAAGGAAATGAGTGATGATCAAAAATCTACGCAACAAGTGCTTCGCTTTCGCTATCGCAATTGGAGAGGCGAGGTTGCTGACCGGTCCGTTATTCCACTCCGAACCTCCGTTGCTAGCTCCCGTTTTCATAACGGTGGCAAACCTTGTTGGATTATGACAGCGATAGATATAGAGAAAGATGAGATTCGAGAGTTCAAACTCTCTGACATTATTCAGTATTACGATTTAATCTAGGAACTGACATGATCACACAAGCAGATAAAAATAAACTCTTCGACTTAATCCACGATCTATTAGAAGCTCAGAGCTTTATTGACAATGCCGATACTTGGGAGATGGAAGCAGCTGGAAAAGATTTTGATGAAAGTGAAGAGAAACTTACTAATTTTATAAACACAATCTAGGAGGGTATATGAATGAAGAAGTTGTTATCCTTGGAAGTAAATCGGATTGGTTCTATGGAGGCATCTCAGGATGCTTTGAAGATGAACATCCAGACTTCTGAAGAGAATTGGGATGTATGACGAATTTGATGGTTTTTAAAACTTAGAAACAAATAAAGCCCCTTCCTTTCGGTTGGGGCTTTTCTTTTATCACTCCTTAGGTCGAACTCTTACACGGAGTCTCGATTGACGCTTACTGCGTTCAAGCTTCTCTGACAATGAGCCACGTTTAATCTTAGGCTTCCCTTCGTCATTAAACTTCTCCAAGAACTGCAAGTACTCAGTACGATTTGTTGTCTTGTAAGAAGGAATCTTGATATCAGGGTTCTCTTCAATCACACGTCTCATCTTCGCTACATCATCCCTACCAAGCAACTTACTCTTAGCCTGTTCAGCTGTAGAACCAAAGATCTTCTCCAGTGCTCTGGATTTGTTACCACCTGCGGAAGAAGCACCAAGTTTAGCAATGGCAGAGTAATCATCAGCACTAAACCAAGCTACTGGATTATCACCATACTTCTTCTTGTTTTCAGCAGCAGTCTGCAATGCACGTACAAAGCGACGGTTGTTACCAGCCTTATCTGCACCATGAACCCTGTCTAAAACTTCAGCCACACTAGCCAACTCATCCAAGCTTTTCCCACTCAAGAAAGCTTTCTCTACTTTATCAGCAAAGACTTCTTCCTGTTGTTTAATGCTTTCCAAGATATCAGAATTTGCTTGAGATTTTTCATCATCAGGCAGAGCAGAACGAATCTTCTCCATCTCCAACTCTTCCTCTTGCAGTTTCTTGATATCAGAGTCAACCTTCTGAGCCTCCTCAATAGCCTTCCTAGTATCCGCATCCAAGTTATCAAGCTTACCTTCAGTATCTCCAGTAACCTTAACAATCTCTTTCTCGATAGGAGTCATTGATTCGTATTTCTTAGCAAACTTCTCAACATCAGCTTCGATACGAGAACGAGCATTCTGATGTTCAGTAGGAGTCATAGGCTTCTCAAGAAGTGCATAACGGTTATCCATATAGGAACCAGCAAATGCTTCAGCATCCTCTCTAGATATGCCCTTATCTTCCATAGTACGCATCAGGCGGCGATGAATGTCATCACGTTGACGTTGTACTGCCATAAGGTCATTCTCACGCTCTTGGGCCGCTTTAAGCTCTTCACTGCGCTTAACTCTCTTGTCCACATCAAACTTACGGTTCATCTCTTCCGCTTGCTCATACATCTTGTTCCACTTGGCCTGACGAGCATCTTCCTCTGCATCAGTTAAACGACGCTGACGATCAAGGTAATCTGACTCGGCGTTATGGATACGTTCGATATAACTACGGAACTTCTCTGGAGGAACTGGAGAGTTCTTGTCATGGTGAGCAGCTAACTGTTTCAATGTACGAGATTCCTGAGCCTCACGGACAGGTTTAGGTAAACCTTCCATCATCTTCTCAATCTCACTCTTCTGAGCTGCAATAGCCTCTAGAGTTTTACGTTCATTCTCAACAGCAGCCTTAGCATCTGAACGAGCCTGAGCCTTTTTCCTGAGGGTAGCAAGACGTTCTTCACGAGCCTGTAAGTGCTTAGCAGCAGCTTCGTACTGAGAGTTCTTGTTAGCTTTGTTGAAGGCATTCACTTCTCTGTTGTAGGTGTTAATAAACCCATCCCAAATATCCTTCATCTGACCAACTTCCAAAGCCTCTTCCCTACCAGCCTTCTCTGAAGATTTAAACTTCCCATCTACAAAGTCATTCATCAGCTTACGCATAGCATCTTTCTGAGCAGGACGTAAAGGTTCTGAATCAATCAAAGCATCAATCTCAGACTGAAGCTCTTTCTTCTGGTCAACCAGTTTAGGAGCATCTTTCTTATCGAAAGCTTTGTTCTCTTCTAGAGCTTGTTGATATAATCTATCAAACTCATCCTCACGCTGCTTCTGATACAACCTTTCAGCACGACGTTTCAGACTATCCAAGTTAGTTACGTTCCCACCTAAACCTTTCTCTTCAGCACGTAATGCCTTAGTAGCAATGTCTTCTGGCAGACCACGTTCCTTAACCCATTCAGCAAAATTAGTTCGTACAGTGTTGTTCTTAGCAGTAGCAATACCTTGCTGAGAAGCCAGCTGGTTACGAGCCATTTCTTCATGACGTTCAGTGTTGATAGCATTATCTTCCTGACGAATACGACGCATCAATTCCTTAGGATCACCTTTATAAGCCAAGAAGTTTTCAGCAGTGGCTTTAGCTTTAGCAGCCTTAGAGTACAGAGAACGAGCAAAACGTTCTGCACGATCTTTGGTAGCCTGACGAGCAGCACTAGACATAGCAGCTAAACGTTCTACACCACTTGCCGGTTTAACGTCCTGTACAGCTTCCTTAGGAGCTTTAGGAGCACGAGCAGGTAATGGCTCAGCTTTGACTGTTGGTTCCTCTACGGTTGGTTCTGGAGCCTGTGTAGCCTCTTCTTGAGCACGTTGCTGTTCCATTGCACGACGTTCCTCTAGAGGATTACGAGCAGGGAGAGGTTCAGCCTGAGGAGCCTGTTCAACCGGAGCTTCTTGAGCAGCAGCTGCCTCTTCTTCAGCGCGACGCTGTTCAGCCTGACGGATAGCACGTCTTTGCGCAACTAAATCACGAGCTGTAAGAGGAGATTCTTGAGGAGCAGAAGAAGGAAGATTTTCTTCCGTCACAGTACTAGAAGAAGGCTCCCGAACCGGTTCGGTTTCCACGTCATTTTGCGTCTTAAATTTAATGTCATCAACAACTGGTTCTTCTTCCATTTTAGCACGAGCTTCATCAGCAGTAGATTTAGCACGAGCAACTTCCAAATCACCACGAGCCAGAGAGCGGATAGCTTCACTATTAGACTCTTGTTGCTTAACACGTTGAGAACGGGCACGCTGAGAAGAGAAGCGATTCAGAGCATATTTAGCAGCACCGAGAGTGTTCATTACCAGACTAGGAGAAGAGGCCTCACGGAACCCATCATCAGTCAGGGAAGTCCAACCACGATCTTGGTTGCTCATGAACTTAGCTGTATTGTTCAGAGTGTAAGCATCTTGAATAGGATTAAAACCTTCAGGCATACCCTTCAGTTTCTTCAGACCACCAATAGCTTTCTTCATCTCTGGAGAAACATTATCAGCCATCTTCTGTAGTTCAGCAGCTTTCTCTACAAAGTTATTGAAGTCTTCACCTTCACGAGCTTTGAATCGATTTGCTTCATTGTAGAAAGTCTTGTAAGCATCAATGAAGTCACGGTCAGCTTGTGTGCGATTCTTAATATCAATCGGACTACCAGTAAAATCACCAGAAGCTCGGAGAGAGGTTAATTCACGATCTAGGTTATCTAAAACATCTGTAAGAGCTTTAGTGTTATCCTTGGTATAGTCAGCCATCGCATCCTTCATAGCAACAGCCTGTTTCTGGTTGTGCTCATTATCAGCGAAAGCTTTACCACGAGTCTTAGCAGGAGAAGCTAAAGGATTAAGGCCCGGAATGTTGGAGTGTTCTTTCTGAACAGAAGCAGCTTTCTCAGCACGAGCTTGGTCAGTGTTAAGAATACGCTGAGCAGCAGGAGAATCTACAGCAACAGCATCTGTAATACGGAACCCATTCTCATCGAGAAGGTTCAGAGCAGAAGCAGCGTTAGCAGTTTCAGCTTTAGAGTAAGCCTCTTTCAGTTCATCAACATTCTTAGCACTACGAATCAGTTCGTCATCAGCAGCAATATCAGTCTTCGCATACTCTGGAGTATTCTTGAAAACAACAGAATCCGGACGGCTAATCAAACCATGAACCCCACCAACTGCGCCACCAAATGCAGCACCCATAGCCCCCTCTTCGATAACACCTTCCAATGTCTTAGCTAGATCATTGTCATCCCCATACTTGTTCTGAACTTCAGCAGCACCAACAAGAGCACCACCTTTAGCACCAGCCACTGCGTTACTGGCAACGTTCTGACCAATACGTCCAAGTGTGGACTCAGCTGTACCGACAGCACCCGGAAGGATTCTCTGGGCCGCATAGTTAGCACCACCAACTAAGGCTGCATCTAGAATAGACTTATCTTCTCCCTCTTCAGGGGTTTGGTCTGCATATGCACGACCTGTCTCACGACCTGCGATGATAGCAGCAGCAGCCAATGGGTTAGCAACAGTCATACCAATATCACCAGCAACGCCAGCATACTGACCAACAGTTTTGCCAATCCCATCCTCAATCTTATCCATACGTTCTTTCAGAAGGTTCTGAGAGTTCTCTTGGATACGCTTACCATAACTAGTCTGTGCTCCAGCTAGATTCTCACCGATCTCAACTAAACCACCAATACCTTTAGCAGCACTAGCTGCAATATTTGCACCACCAGATTGAAGAGCATTTGACACACCTTGAGCAAACTCGCCTATAGCACCACGTTCTTCTTGTTGTGGTTGTGCTACTGGTTGTTCCTCAGGAATAGAGCCACCTGCTGCCTTATATTGTTCTCTCATTTGAGCTTGTTGCTCCGGAGAGGCATTCAGATACGCAGGAGCTTTGGAAGCTTCTTCCCACGGTTTAATGTTAGCCATAACGTCTCCTTTTATAAATAAAAATGTCCTACCCCCTATATACATTATAGAAGGCAGGACTTAGGTCTTATTGCGTGAACCAGCTAGTGTCTTCGACAGCCGATAAAGCACCGTTCAGTTTAGGATTAGTTGCTGCACCACCAACTGCCTCCTCTGCTTCTTCAGAGAAAGCACCAAGAGGGTCATAGAAACCACCAGAAGGGATTGCACGGTTAACCAATGCAGTAGCTCTCTTCTTATCCATACCAGAACCAATATAAGCGTTGATAGTATCTCTCTTAGCATCAGCAACACCTTTCATAGCAGAGGTGTGACCGACGTTAGCCTGTTTACGAGCATAAGCAAGAGCAGCATCAGTAGGACGCCATCCAGACTTCAGAGCAAACTTGTTACCTACACGGATAAAGATTGATGGGTCTTCTGCAAAATGCCCCAAATCTTCTTCAGTGAGAGAACGAGTAGAACCAATTTCAGCCCTTGCGGAGTTCATGATAGCCTGCATGTAAGCAGAACGGGCCGTCTGATAGTCTTTGTCCTTAACAGCTTTATCAGCCAAGTCCAAGTCTTTATTAGACTGATTAAACAGGCCACCTTTCTCTGCCCACTGCTTAGCGATAGTACCTTCAGCTGTATTCTGAGCGTTACGAATTTCTTTCGTGGGGAAGTTGAAACTTTGAGCAACCTGTTCAGCACGTTCAGCCTTAACTTTATCACGATAGCCAATCAACTCTTTCTGACGTTCAAAGTTCATATCAGTTCTTTTTTCAGCAGCACGACGAGTTTCCTCGGCACGTTCACGCATAGCCTGCTCTTGAATCTGTTGACGTCTATCCCATTCAGCATTCTGACGTTCTTCACGAGCAGCATACAGAGCTTCTTTCTGAGCAGGGTCTACAGCTTTCATCTTCAGAAGAGATGGGTCTCCGTTAGCAATAGCAGCTGCGATTGAGTCTTGAGAGAAACCTTGTTCAATCAGAGCATCACGGTTAGCTTCCAGTTGCTTCTTAGTCTCATCTTGATTAGCCATTCCCTGACCAATCTGGAAAGCTTCGATAGGAGACTTACCTGACATAATGGAAAGACCTACACCCATCAACCCTGTGTAGAAACTAGAGTTCTGATAGAATGGTTCTTTCTGTAGTTTGTTCCAAGCTTCTGAAGGATCTTTAGCTTTCGCAACTTGCAAGATATCATTGTTAACACGTTCCTGATCTTTAGCACGAGTAGCAGCAGTCATCCCATCACCGGTGTCTTGTCCTTGAGCAAGAGTGTTAATCACACCTTGTGCCTGTTCCACCTGAGAAGGAGTAAACTCCATAGGACCAGCTTCTAGTGGTTTAGGAGGAGGTGTTACCGGAAGAGGGTCACTAGGCATAAGCCCAGCATCCTGTAAACCCTGATCAGTGGAGAGATTGGGGTTAGCCGCTACAGGAGCCGGTGCTCCAATATCAATACCCTGAAGACTGGTAGGAGTTCCTTGATTCTGTTGTTCCATAAGACGCTGCTGAAATCCCGGATTAACCATAGCATTCTGATCTTCTTCTGCCTGAGAGACAAGACCCGCAAGAGATGAAGGTACGGCAGGACGTTGGTACATAGAAATATCTGCTGTCTGAGTTGGTCTAGCCATATAAGGAGAGGCCGAAGCCGCTCCCGGATTAACACCATAGAAAGTATTTCTCGGGTCACGACTTCTGACCTGAGCGTAAGTTGTCTGTTGCATATTTATCTCCTAATTAAGTACTAGCCAACCCACCGATTACACCCCCAGCTAATGCACCCCAAGGCCCAAATGCAGAGCCTGCTGCTGCACCACTCATAGCTCCACCTAAGAAGCCACCACTACCACCAGATTGTTTTGTAGTTGTAGTTTGTCCGAGAGCACCGTTAAGTACACCTGCTGCACCGAGTTGGTTGTTGATATCTTGCCATCCCCAATTAGCTGCGTTCTGAGCATTCTGGTAGGCATTATCATATTCATTCTGTTGTTGCTGTTGTTGCTGCAACCCTGCATTCCATTGATTCATTATTTGCTGTTGAGACAAATTAGCACCCTGCTGACCTAGGTTAGAAAGGTTAGAACCAATATTAGAAAGACCAGAGAGAGCAGCTGCCTGATTCTGTCGATTACCAGAGAGGATGCTTTCAGCTTGGCTAATAGCCGAGTTATAGGCACTATTGGTAATATCTGTTGCTTGGCCTTGCATCTGATTCAGAGCATCACCTTGGGCAAAAGATTTAGCCATACGAGCACCTGAACCTTGTTGACCAGCAAACTGTTGAGCTAACTGAGGAAGAGCGTTACGTGCCAAGTTCTGTTGAACCTGTTCATTATTAGCTGTAATGGCTGCTTGCACAGCGTCATCATCATACAGTTGACCAGCGAGAGCACCAATCTGTTCTCCAGTAATCCCACCTTGTCCAGAGAGGCTCTGATAGCCTTTATAGGCATTATCTAGATAACCCAAGCCTTGACCTGCTGCATCCATGTATTGCTGTGAGAGAGTGCCCAAAGCGCCAGATTGTGCTAGGTTGTTAAGTGCCTCTGTCTGATTATTATTAAACCCTACATTATCTCGATAAACATAATCCCCTGAACTAGTATTACCGATCTGCTGGTTAAGCTGGTCAATATACTGTTGAATGTATTCAGGGCGAATCATTTGGGAAGTAGTTTTACTACCCCCGCCTCCGAAAAGTCCCATATCAAATCTCCTTTAGTTTGCTCCAAATGCCCCTAAGACACCACCTAAGATATTACTACCTGCTGTGGATAACCAGTTAGACTGACCTTTCTGTTGAGAAAGATTAGAACCACCAATCATAGGACCAGCCATTCCAGATTGCCCACCTGAGTTGTTATAGGAACTCCAAGCATTCTGAGTCTGTTGATTAGGAGAGAAAGCACCCATACGACCTGCAATACCTAATCCAGTGATACCAGCACCTAGGAGCTGTTGTCCAGTATTAACCCCCGGAGCAGCATTCTTAATCGTGTACCCAGCCATTGGGCTTACACTATTTAATACATTAAGTTGGTTGTTAAGCTGATTCCACCCATACTGTTGAGAGCCAATAGCGTTCTGCCAATTAATATCAGCTTGAGCTTGGGCTTGTTGCTGTTGTAGGTTACCAGCCATGAGTTGATTCTGGATAGCTTGTTGAGTTGCCTGAACACCTTGAGCACCAAGATTGAGATTCTGTCCAGCCAATCCTGACTGAGCACCAAGTAAGCCCCTCTGGAAGTTTTGGTCTTGTTGAAGAGCACTGATTCCCATATTCTTGCCACTGATAGTACGAGCTAAGTTTGTATTAGCACTGTTCAGAGCAGCACCTTGAGCAGCAGCTCTACGGAGAGAACCTGAATCAGAACCATTTCCGAGAGATACATTGGAAGCTGCCTTACTAGTCGCTTGAGCAAGAGCTGAGTTATTCAATCCTTTACTGAAGTTATTAACACCATCAGCAGTTAGACCGCCACCATTGACAATATTCTGATACTGCTGGGCAAGAGAGTTTAGTTGGTCCAACCCTTGCTGTGTACGAGGTGTGTACATATCAGCTAACTTCTTCTGAGTCGTAGAAGCTGCTAAGTTATTCAGAGCACCCTGTTGGTTGCCATTAAACCCAGCCAGCTGTTGGGAGATGAATCCCGGATCGTTGTTCTGCATATTCTGAGCATTAGCAACAATCTGCTTCAGCAGGGCATCAACCTGAGAGGAAGGAGCCACTGTGGTTTTGCTAGAAGCTGATTTTCCAAATAAAGACATAAGTCCTCCTTAAAGATTATTACTTTACACCAATGCTAGCTAAACGTCTGAGCACTGCTTGTGTTTGTGGACTGTACTGAGAACCTGCTGCATGTGGTGCACTTGCCCTCTGAACTGTTTGAGAAGTAGGAGGTTTACCAGCAAGCATAGCAGCTACCCCTAATACTGCATTACCGAAGTTCTGTTGAGGCTTCTGGTCTTCACCTTCTTGCGCTTCATCAGAGTAAAACTCTACTGGATTGCCACCTAAAGCACCAGTCTTAGAAGCAGCAATCTCTGCCTGAGTTGGAGCTTGTGCAGCCTTCTCTCTGTCTAAATTGTCTGGATTAAACTGGTTGACTGGTTGAACAGCTTGTAAAGCCCCAATTGGATTAGCAATCTGAGAAGCTGCATCACCATAGAAAGGGAGAAAGTGTTTGTTATTCATTGAGTCAAGGGCTTGAGGAGTAAACCCTCTTTTACCAGCGAACATCTGCTTAGCACCGCCTATACCTTCCGAGTAACCAACCATTGCTTTCTTAACATCACCATTAAAAGCTTTTAAGTTATCTCGAATATAACGAGCACCCATATCGATATTCTTTGCTGGGTCAAGCCTGTCTTCTAGTTTGTAACCATAGTCTTTAGCCAACCCTTTACTGATCTGCATTAAACCTACAGGACCAGTCCCAGAGGCCACTGTAGGACGACCACTAGACTCTCTTTGGATTACAGCATGAATCAAAGCAGCAGGAATCCCGTACTTCTTTGAAGCCTGTTGAACCATTGGGTCTAATTCTTCAATACCCATCTTAATTGCCATAATATCTCCTTGTTATAGTCCAGCAAAAACCTTAGCTGCATTTATTACAGGAACTGATAAATTAACTACAGTATCAGCTCCTAGGTCATAATTTTGATCCCACTGAAACAAATACCTCCCATAGCCAGTTCCTATAGTAGAACCACTCATGGTGTGAGATCTCATTTGCTGATATCTCCATCCACTACCTTGGCCTTTTATTGCACCTATTCCAGAGGTAAGAGGTATCATAGGGTATGACATTCCCGTGTTACCACCTCCTGAGCCTATAAAAGTATCCACAGTGAAAGGTGTTCTGTTAGTAGAGAAGACACATTGTGTGGTACCCGGAGAGTAAATGTTCAAACCTCCATTATGCTCAGGAACACCGGCTCCGTTACAGAATACGGCAACCCTAGCAAAGACAGACCCTCCTTCATTAGTATTTCCGTTGACATAAGGCCTGTTCTGATAGACGCGAATAATTCTGTCATCAGATGTGTAAGATAAGCCAATCCCTCCGTCAGACCAGTTAGCAAACACAACAGCATTAGCCATATTAAAACCACCAATATTTGGTATTTGAAGAGAATTACCTATAGTTCCCTGCCAAGCCCAAATACACTGACCGACGACCCCACTATCAGATATTGAGAAGTAGTCTGCTGTATTGGAAAAGGTAATTCCATAATTCCTATCTGCTCTAGGCCATATTTGGTATACGTTGAACCCACAGTCGAATAGTGGATTACTACCGGGGTTCTGATTCAAAGTAACCCTAAAAGAGGAGTTGTTTTCTACGTAGATATTATTCACACAATAAACATCAGGAACTAAGTTAGGAGGGACTTCCCATTGCCAGCATAAAGAACCAGTAGGAACAATAACTATCTGACCACTGCCATCCCATCCACTGATAGGGAAAGATCTCCCAGCTCCATTAAAGTTAAAACTCCCTCTTATACTATTCTTGAACTGAGGGAAAGTACTCCCACTATCAATAAATAAAGGAGCGGGGGTTGCTGGCCCCGGCCCTACTGGTTGTGTCCATATTCCATATGCCATATTACCAACTCCCTATCCTGATTCTTAGAGCACCACTTCCATCGTAGAAGTCTATTCTGTTACCATTCATCCACAATTGTGCCCCACCTGTGCCTCCCATAACAAAATCACCACCAACAGTAAGTCTCCAGTTAGAACCCCACATAGAACCAGCAGTAATCTTATCCGCTGATAAGTTCTGAATCTGAGCATTGGAGATAGATACGTTATCAATCTGTGCCCATTGGATTCTAGCGTTAGCAATCTGAGCTGTTGTGATATTGACGTTCTTTATATCAGCGAATTCCATCCTAGCTCGCCCACCCTCAAATACGAATGGAGTATTCCCAGAGCTGCCATCACCAACAATAAATTTGTTAGCTGTTACTTGAAATTGACTGTTTGTTCCGTTGTTAGTTAACTTGACCCCAGCATATCTTCCGTTGACTGTAGAGTTAACACCCCACGTAGCTTCATACTCAGAGAGTTTCATATACTGAGAAAGGCTTCCGTTGATATTTTGCAGTTCTGTCTGAACAAGAGCAATCTCTTGACCTTGATCGTTAACAATACCTTCTACTGTCTGAATCTTAGTTGTGTTACCTTCGATGCTAGTCTTAAAACCAGATACAGTGCTTTCCAGCTTCACAGGAGGTTGAACAGAGTTATCCCAAATGTCCTCAGTGGACAGGTTCCCCATCTGGGTTTGGATATCTGCAATAGCTGTTTCTATCTCTGTAGTAATTCTATTCTCAAGCTCATCAAATTGTAGATTCATTGCATTAAGAGCTTTAATACGAACATCAATCTCTTCGTGAATTTCATCTATAGCTTGGAACATTTGGTTAGTAGCTGTGCTAACTTTTTGTAATTCATCATACACGGCTACGTTATATGTTTCTGTGTCCTGTACATTATTGAGAAACCCAACGTTGTACGGGAGTGTGGTGTTGTTGCGACCAGTGTTCTTACGAAAACCACCTGCACCCATAAGTTCCTCCAAAACAATAAAAGGGGCACGAAGCCCCTTGTTGTTATCTCCGCCCGCCAACAGCAAACTCTATCGTTAAACCATTGATAGCAGCATTACTGTTAACATCATTATCTATAACATTATAGAAAAGGTATGGATGGTTCAGTCTCACCGAGACGTGCCTGTCAACACCGATCGTATATGTCTTAGATGTGTGTGGGTGTCCGTATTCATTTGAGAATTGACTACCACCAGCTTCAAATATGTAAGTACCTGAACCGGTTGTCTGAGGCCGGAACCTGTTAATATGCTTCTGATTCCACTCATTAGTCACATTATCAAAATCTATACCAGTCCTCTCCAACCTCATTTCCAGAGGCTTCTCTATAACAACATCATTTAGCCTGTCATAGAAATAATCAAGAGCACCTACATCCACTTGATAGAATCCCTTCAAGAATGAACCTACTATCGTAACCCTCTGTCTAAAGTTTGTTGCATCCTTTCTCCAAACGAGTTCTTTAATAGATGGGTCATCCCAAGTGATTTCTTGGAAGTCAGACCAGATTGGACCTCTTTCTAAAACAGGAGGATCAACCAGACCAATACACTGAGCATATGGGATAGTACGGAAAGACCAAGTATCAAACTCGTAGTTCCATACAGCAGCTTTAGTACAAGCGAAGCTTTCTTTTGGCTCCCCCGGTCCTACATAGAGAACCCAAACTTCTTTCTTATCCTGATGCAAGTGTACTCGAGTTGCTAGAGGATTAACCAGACACACCTCATTAATCAACATATTCTTAACACGGTTAGATGCAATTGACTTCTTGGTTGCACCGTTGTGTAAGATTACATCGTTCTGAGTAACTACGAAATGACTACCTTCTACTTCAACCACACACTCGGGAGCAAGGATACCAGAGTCGTTAAAGAGCTTCTTGAACATTAGAGGTTGGTACGTGTTATTAGTCGGAGAACCAATATACGTTTCAAACTCTGTATAAACGAACAAGTAATCTTTAAGAGGTAGGATATCAATCAAGCTACCATTAGAATCTGCTAAGTCGATGTAACCAGCATACCCATTCTCTAGAGCCTGAGTCTGCCCTACGATGTTAGAAGCTAAGTCCGAAGACACAACTCGATCATAGGCAAAGTCATCCCACAGTGTAGGAGCCTTGTTCTCGTTGGCAAAGTTAGACCAACGAAGACGAAGAGGGTAGTTAGTGGTAACACCAGAAGCGTTAGCCTCTCTCATATTCAGAGCAAAAAGACGGTTGTTAAAAGATCTTACTCTCTCACATTTCCAGTTAAACTTCTTGACTGAAGGGTTTCCATCATTATCAACAACTGTTTGCTCACCCCACCCCGGAAGGTCTACAAAGTATTCTGATTCGAATTCTTTTACCTGAGGAGTTTCATAGTGAGTTGTAGCAACTGCACAGTTAGAGATAACAGCGTGATACCAAGGGTAGTCATCAAAAGCATCGTAATCCTTCTGAGTCATCTGACTGACAGTACATGTTACGTTAATCTCTCCTTTACGAAGAGCAACCAGTTTGATAGATTTACCAGTAACTGAGGTTGTAGAAACATAACCAGTTTTATCAACAGACCACTGATAAGAGTACTCACCTTCTGGAGAAGCTGTGGCTGTAATGACAATCTCTTCACCAACATCAAGAGAAGCGCTGACAATATCTAAGGTTACAGATGACAGAGGGGTTGCCAGTAAAGAAGCTCTTGCAAAACCTTCAATGTCATTCACGTTAGAGTAATCGTAGAAGTTATTACCTTCGTACATCCCTGATGTATCAATACCAGATGTAGGCTCAGCAAAATAAACCGTCTCTTCACTTTCAGGAGGAGTTACTACTTCTTCCTCTTGAGTTTCTACTGACTCTGACACAGGAGCGGCAAATGCCATAGCACTTGTTCTCATTGTCCTCCCAGCTAAATCTACACGTACAGTACAGACAGCAATCCTGTTGCCTTCTTCAGTGGTAGCTGTAATCTCAGTAAAACCAGCAAGTAGAGCGTTGATCGTCCCTTGTGTGCTAGTCCCTGATACTGTTGCAATATTTGGATTAGAAGAGGTCCAAGTAATATTTTGATTAGGGGCGTTAGCAGGAGAAAGGGTAGCAGTTAAGATGTACTGAGAACCTCTACTCACAGTAACATCTGACTGGCTTAAAGAGATACTATCAATCTGAGGGATAGAAACAATCTCACAAGAAGCAGTCTTAGTCCCGTTATCAGCAGTGATTGTTACATTACCTTCTCCATTCGCTGTAATGACAGCAGTTAAAGAGTTGGCGTTAGGGGTTACGGATACAATAGAAGCGTTACTGCTGGACCAAGTTACAGGAGTCTTGCCAGTAACAGCCGTGAGAGTAGTAGTCCCTCCCTTACGAATTGTAACAGTATCTTGACTCAAGAAGATGCCTGAATCACCATCTATGATATTAACAGCAATCTGAGCCACTACGGATTCATTGGCAGTAGAGATAGTTACTACAAGATTACCCTCTTTCTCAAAAGATGTTAGAGTAGCAAGTTTAGAGTCACTAGGGTCTACTGTAATACTTCCATAAGATGAGTTACTAACCTCCCAAACAAGATCGGTATTGTTGGCATCAGCAGGAAGAAGAGAAACCTCTAGATTCTTGGTCTGATTGAAGTTCATTGAGATGGTTGATTCTTTAGGAACAATCTGAGAAACAACCGGATAAATCTTAATTGAGGCAGAAGCCTTTTTAGTGACTGTAGCAACCTTACGGCTAATATCAGTCAAGCTTTCATCTGTCAGTTTATATAACTTCTTATCCGTACCTACAACAAGAAAGCTATTACCTGCGCTATAATAATCGAAAGGCATAGAAATGAAAGACAGAGGGGTTAAATCCTTATCTTCATCTACATAAGAAAGAGGGGCATTGCCCCCCGTCTTAAATACTCTCTGCTCCACAAATCGAGCATTTATAGCATTAGTGAAAGCATTAGGAGCTAAGTCTGTCGGAGCCTGATCAGCGATAACGCCTACAGCACCTAATGACTTTATTGGATACAGCGCCATAATTCCTCCTTAGCTAATACGTCTCCAAATGTGAGCTGCTCTGAATGGTGGCAAAGTGTTAATAGGTTGACGAGAGATATCATCACGACCAAGACTTACACTACCAGAGATTGTATGAGTATGTGTGTCATTATCAGTTCTCTGGCTGTAACCACCACCCGGACTATACCAGTTTGGTGAGCTGTTATGACCACTAGCATCTCCACGACCAAATACCATATTGTGACTGTGAGTATTACTAGATAGAGAGAAGCTGGAGCCATTAACAGTCATCAAAGGTACGTTCTCAGTTCGAATAGTATTGAAGACACGACCACCAGTACCACCTGCTTGGAACTCAACTCTCTGAGCATTAGGAACAGAGCCATCAGGGTTTACTACACCAGTACCCATAATGACACCAGTCACTTTAGCCCAAGAACCAAACCCTAAGGAGATTGAATCACCGGGGTTAATGTCTTCTTCAGTGATGTAGTAAGAACCAATTCGATAGAGCTTATTCTCCATCCAGTTCTTCATGAACGCTTCCATCTGACCTTTAGTAACAACATCCTTGTCACCAGTTCCCGGAGTAACGTTCTTGATCATAAGACCACCAACATCCATTGCATCACCAGTAAACTTGAGCTTCTCTGACATAATCTTAAAGGTGTCAGAATCTATATCAACCGGTTCTGTAACATTGGGGAATGTGTTCTGTAACGTTTGCTTAATGAGGCGGATTTGAGCCGCCCCTTCGTAGATGTAATCCCTGTCTCTAGGATAGAGTGGGTTTAAGTCGGTAATAACTACCGCATTAGTTTCGATAGCCAAAAGGCACCTCCATTAATATTTACCTTCGGTGTAAAGATCAGCTTCTGCAACCCTTCTATTATGAAGACCCTGACTTCTCTGCTTCTCTCCCTTGACCGTTATTTTATCCCAACGAAGAAATTCGGAATATACATCACCTTTCACTTCTCCATTGATAACCTTCCTTAACTTAGATGTGCTCAAAGCCCCACTGCCAACATTGAAGTTGAAAGAAGTGAGTGCATCAAACTCATGAACTAGTAAAGGAACCTTTATGTTCTTCTGAGTAGCACGAACAGAGTCTTGTGTGTCTCTATCTAGCAGAGCTAGACAATCCTCTATAGAATACGTTAATCCTTGTCTAACCGGATAACCATTCATATCGCGCGTAGCCCCTACACATATAGTCCAGATACCTGCGGAATCTTTATAAGCCTTTGTTCTCATACCCTCATGCTTCATGATGAATTCCATTCCAGCTGGGCTTAAGTTTAGTTGTACAGGTGGCAATGCGACGTTATCCATTTCTAACCTCCTTTTGTAGTCCCTTTAAATTAAGGTAGTATCTTTCTCAGAGCGTTAGATTCAGCATCAGGACAAATAACAACTAGGTTATTTTGAATTGTTCTCTGCTTGCATTGAGAGCTGAGCTTCTCTACTGGAGCAGGGACAGTTACTAATGGATGAACTGCGCCTACAGGGACTGCGGTTGATACCACAACGCCTGCACCTAAACATATTAAACCGTATGCAGCTTGTTTCATCATTTTCATTTGAGTGTCTCCTATATATTAACCTCTTGGGATATATTAGTTTCATTACTTACTAAGGGTACTTACTACTAAAGCCCCCGAAGGGGCTTATATTACTTCTCTGCCAATTTTGCTTCTAAAACCTCAACCTTTTTGGTAAGCTCTTGAATAGCAGCAATTGCATCTAAAAGCAACACATTCTCATCTAAAGCTAGGGTATCAGTACCTTTGAAGGTTTTATACTTCCTAACATATTGAGGGTCAATAGCTTCAAGTTGTTGGGCAATAAACCCACGCCTTACAGTTGCTTTCTCATCATAATTATAGATAAAGGTTTTATACTCCATCTTATTTAGGTTAGAAAGAGCTGTGGCTGTCCCTTCTTCCTTAATGCTATGTTTGAGTCGTTCGTCAGAGACTGGAGATTTACTGAAGATGTAATTAGTAGTCCCACTGTTGTTCCCGAAGGTAATATCGTAGCTCTCAGCACTGAAATAGGTATTTCTGACAATGTCTCCATTAGGTTGGCTTCCTGTAGAAAGGTCATAGTCATAAACCTGAGAAATAACAGCAGTTGGGTGACTGGAGTCTGGGAAGATTAGAGAGCCTAAAGAAATAAAGTTTCTCCAACCACCATTAGAAACCCCAACCCCACCACCAACAAACCCTATGTATCCACTGTATGCAGCACTCATCCAAGTGTTAGCTAGTGTTAAATAAGTATTTCCCGGAGATTCCCCTGTCCCCTTAGGAGTCAGGCTCTTGTTGAAAAGAAGTTTACCGTCTAATTTAAAATCCCAAGTTGCAGCCCCAATAGCATATCTATCATTTATGGTGGTAATTCTAGTTGATAGATCAACTTCATTAGACCCTAGCAACTGGATAGAGGACCGGTATTTATCAACACCTCCAACTACATATTTAGAGGAAACCAACCCACCAGTAATTGGTGTACCTGTAGGTTGTTCTGAAGCATCACTATTAATAACAGACCAAGAAGTGTTAGCAGCAGTAAACCCTCCATGAGCACGGATAGTCCAAACACCAATAAAGTTGCGAGGAACTACCTCAGAAAGAGAACGACCGTAAACAGCGCTGGAACGCGATGCGTCAAAGTTTGTGGATATATATTTACCTCCAGTCCCTACTGGAGCCACATCGTCTGTAGATGTGATTGATTGGATTGCTCCATTAGTTGCCACCTGCCCCGAAGCAGAGGCGAGTGTTACCATTGTATGAGGAGATGAGTATGTGATATTTGGTGCACCAGAATCTGATACAACCCCATTGCTACCAGAAGAACCAGCATCACCTCTCCCGAAAAGACCTTGAATAGAACCAGATTGTACACCGTTTCTGTCAGGGACACGGAAAGTAGTTGTGCCATTTCCCTTAGAATACTTACCTCTTTGATAAACATTACTCACCCATTCAGAGTCTTCTATAGGTGACAACAACTGAGCATATGCCCACAGGTCGGGATAATCCGCACGGTTCAAAAGCTGTCCGTCAGACACTACTTCAAAAGCTGGGATGAAAGCTCGACTGTCACGTAAATGGAAATCACCAATACCAAAGTTAGAGATACCACTCATCGTAGGACCGCCAGAACCACCACCACTGTTACGAAGTTGCCTCAAAGTGACGGCATCATAATCACCAACTGCATCAGGGACAGTTACTGGTTGAGTGAAAGTTACCTTCTGGGTAAGTTGTTTGATATCAGAGTTAATCCCTGTACGATTAACACCTATAGTACGGCCCTTGGAGTCTTTAACATAAGAGCCAATCGCAGCGAAAGGTAAATCCTCAATCTCGGGACGATAACGTTTAGAATAAACTGGATACTTAGTTTCTACACCACTGTCATTCTGGTCAACAACCTGAAGACGACCAGCAGAATGAATTTCTACGCCTTGAACCGAGGAAGCATAGCTGCCAATCTTAATTGAGTTATCAGGAGTGACCTTCATCATATCCACTGACTCTACTCCGTTAGCTCCAGTAGAGCGGAAAGGTGTGTCGTTCACAACCCAAGGATCTTCTCGGAACAAAGCACCAGACATAATAGGTTGAATTGAATCCAGCACAAAATCTTTAGATGCGCCTTCTGTTTTAGTCTGGTAGGTAGCAGCTGCGTCAGTTTTCTGTAGATACTTTCCAGTGAGGTCAATAGCCCCTGCCTGTCCATCTACGGTAGAAACACCAACAACAGCCGCATCTCTGGTTACAACCACATGAGGCATCATTATACCAGATTTGGGCATTAATTCTCTAGCCATTTAAATCTCCTTAAAGCTCCCCGAAGGGAGCATTGTTAATTTACTTAGAAGGCATTTCAACACGAACCGAAATGAACGCATCCTTAGGAATGTCAACAGGGTCTCCGTCAGAAAAACCTTCCAACTCGTTTCTAGCAAAAGCTGGGGATGTTGAATGGGTTCTATGATAAGTTTTAATTAAAAGAGAACCATCCTCTTTAACCTCATAGTCAAGCCAAACTCTAGGTTGTTTGTTTCGGTCTATTGGGATTTCAAAACCTCCATCTACACCACCCCATCCTGCATCAGAATTAAGACCAAGACACCCTGAAATTAAATAAACCCCGGTGGAGATTTTCTTAACACTAACTCCATCAGATTGTTCGTTTGTTTCAAAACTTCCGTCATGGAATACCTTAACTATCGGTGACGCTGCTTTGATAAAGCCATTGACGTCAACAGTTGTATTTACGGTATCATATACCGTCCTTGAGGTTTTCCACCCACTGCCTGCTGCACCACCAAAAACTTTTATCTTACCGGCAGACTCAAACGGAATACTTATCATACTGTATGTGTCTCCTGCCCTAAAGAAGAGGTTTGAGGAGTAGTTCCATATATCCCAAGGTGCTGCTATTTGTTGGTTATTCCTAAACACACACAGCCCATAAGTGTCAAGTCCAGCAAGAAGTTGGTCTTGTGAAGTAGTATCAAAAACAAGAGCACCATCAGGTCTTCCAATTCCAAAATCACCAACCTTAAGAACATTACCGCTGGTAGTTCCAGTGTTTAGAGTAGCTGAACTCCCCAACCCTAGGTTAAACCTTGCACCAGCAGCATCCCCAGCACCTGTCCCACCGCTAGCAATAGGGACGTTATCTAGAGTAGAAACACTCCCGAGACCTAAGTTGGAACGAGCACCAGCAGCAGTAGTTGCTCCAGTACCTCCATTAGCTACGGGTATATTGTTTAGCGTGGACACTGAACCCAAACCGAGATTGCTTCGTGCACCAGCAGCATCCTTAGCTCCCGTACCCCCTTGAGGAATACCAAGAGCAATAAAACCGCCATCTGTTACGTTCTGGCACCCCCAAGAACCACCAGTGTTGTCAACATAAACACGACGGGCATAATCAGGAGAATATATCAAAGTCTGCGAATTGTCTTGTTGAAATCTTTCAAGATTCAGGTTTGCCCTAGCTTCAGATGGAGTTTTCCCTCCTGTACCGCCTTGAGCGATAGAGAGAGCTGTAGTGAGTCCTGTCAGGGATGTTATATCAGAGTTTGCACCAGAAGAAGCTGCTCCCAAGATAGATCTGGAGATGTTCACATTACCAGTAATCTCATCAGGAGCTTGGTTATTTACAGTAACAACATAAGGTTTCTGAGCCTGTACAGACCCATTGTACTGAGAGTCTTTATCAGAATCTGGTGCTCTTATTGCCTCCCCTCCAGTCCAATCAGGGAGTCGAATGTTGATAAAATTAGTAGAATCCGCATCGGTAATACCGTCTGCTAACTTACCCCAAGAGAAGTACTGTTTAGCCCCCGCTTGCCATTCAGTTTCTGAAACAACAGGGAGCTGTCCGCTGACAAGGGATGGGCCTAAATCTGAAGCAGATTCTTTTGATACTAGACGACCATCAGCAGGAAGAACTCCTGGGTAGGAGATATTCTTAGATGGGTCGTAAGGGAACATTACCATTTCACCAAGATACAAAGACGGGTTACCTGTTGGAATCGTGATATCGATATTACCGCTTGAGTCTGGAGAGCGAGAGTTAACGGTAAGAATTCTACCTTCAGTTTTAACAGGAGTCAGTGTTTTGTTAGCAGCAACAGTATAGAATTCATACTTAGTAGCTTCCCAAACTAAAACTTTCTCACCTACTTGACGATACTGAGCATCAGCATCAGCTTCTGCTTTTGATTGGTATGTCTTGGTAGTCTTGTCAAATTTGTCATTAATCTCTTGACGACTGTACTGAGCGACGTTCAGAACATTTCCTAAACCTACCGTCTCTTTGTTAAGTGTTAGAGCAACCTCTCCATCAAGAGCTGGACCGCCGTTAATAGAGACAGAACGAACAGATGGGATTAAGTTAGCAATGTTATCTAGAGTAGTTTTGTGAACAGTGTTGTCATCTTTATCAACATAGAAACCTAAATCACCTAGCTCTGGAACACCAGTAGGTGCTGTATCCAAGTCTTTAACAGAACCGTCTTTTCCGGGATCACCCTCTGGGATACCTAAAGAAATTACACCAGTATTCGGATTAAAAGAGCCAGTAGCTGGGGTTCCCGGAGGAAGTGTGGTTACATCAACGGACATTCCTAACAGAACGTCAAGCTGATTCTGGACTTCAATAAGTTTCTGGTTAATAAGAGCTACAGCATTATTCGCATCAGCAACTGCTGCGTTAGTTTGAGCAACCAAACCCATCAGACGAGCATCTTGATCTTTAAAGTCCTGCTTAAGATCTTCGATATCTTGCTTCATCAGAACACCCTGTTGATACAGACGTTCTACTTCAGCAATCAAGTCGTCAATTGTACCAAACTTAGATTCTGCTAGCAGTGCCCAATATTTAGAGTCAGCTGCATATTCTGCGGCTTGCTTATAAGCTCCAATAGAGCCTTCAGTAGCACCAAACTGCCCAACATTATTCACTGCATCGGGTGCTTGGTTATTATAAACGATCATATTATCTCCTTATACACGAGAAGTACGAATACCATAAATATCAGGCAAGCTGCTCTGAAGTCGAGTCATGTTATTCGGAATTGCGATAGGTGAACCTGAGTACTCTTGTTTCTTATTCTGCTCTACTATTTCATCAAGGATAGCTTTTCCTAATGCTGACCATTTCTGAACTCCATTATCATCTTGAACAAACAGACAAGCATGACGTAGGGTGAAATACAGAAGAAGCTCTGGTGCGATAGTAAGAATAGCACTCGTATCTGTATCTTCGTGGAATTCCGGTGGGTCTGCATAATAGCTAAGAATCACTGAGTTTTCTGCTGGAATCAAAGGGCTTCCATCATCAGGATAGTATGGAGTATCTGCTTCAATACTAGGATAGAAAATGAAACGACTCCCGAAACGAGCAAAGTTAACAGGTTGGTTGTTCCAGTGAGATGGGTTAATTGTTCCGTGCTGTCTACGATAGCTAATCTCCTCAGGAGAGGTTACTTGGAAGATTGTACCATCTTTGGCTCTCATCATCCACTGAGCTTCTAAGTAATCAGGAGGAATATAAGCCACTCCATCTTTGATATCTAAATACACTTCTTTTTCCAGAGGAGGAATACGTAAGTTACGATAAATCTCTTTCTCTGCAAAGTTAATAAAGTTTGGAATTTGATTAACAAATTCGTCATCGTCCCTATCTGCCCAGAGGGCCACGGCCTTCTTTAGCCACCCATAGGTATTGATGGGGTATTGAACATCTGGCATTGCCATAGGTTGTCCTCCTTGTTATATGTAGACAAAGAATATACATTACACACTGGCTTGTATAGGTCTTAAAACGAAAAAACCCCGCCCGAAGGCAGGGTCTAATTTTAAGCAGGTGTTACACCAGTAAAAGTGCATGTTGCACTGATAGACGGAGTGGCTGTCAAACTAGCTTGAACAGTAACTTCGCCACTTGCAGCAGCATCTAAGGTTAACGCACCAGCGGCGCTTACTGTACCAGCTTCTGTAGGGGTTACAACAAACGTGTAATCCGCAGCAGTAGAATTAGTTACAGTAAACATGGTAGTGAAGTTAGTGGAAGAACCACCAGTTTTACCCGTAATTGGACCCTTAGCTACAATAGTAGGAGCAGGAGCAACAATTTCAGAAATGATTGCTGTACCAGAAACACCTTCTAAAGTTGCAGTAATGGATACATCAGTGGATTGAGACGCACTCGGAGCAGTATACAAACCAGACTGAGTGATAGAACCACCTCCTGTCACTGACCAAGTAAAGCCAGTTGTTTCGGTAGAACCATCACTTTTCTCCGCGCTTGCAGTGAACTGCCGAGTAGCCCCTGTCTCTAGACTTGCTAAAGACGCAGGGCTAACAGTCACACTGTCTACTGTTACGCCGCCACCTTTCCCGCAGCAGTGAACAGAACGCCGGAAGCATACGGGTTGCGGTGACGCAGACCAACTTCCATTTCAATCATCCACTTCTCGTAAGAACCATCTTTAGCCAGTTCAGTACGTTTCGGAGCACGCAGAACCATCTGAGTCCAGTCAGCGCTACGGAAGAAGTAAACTGCATCGGTAGGCATCCAACGGTTAACGATGATTTTGTAGCTCTGGCCCAGCGGGTCAGTGATGCTGTTAACTTCGTAGATGAACTGCTTGGTGTTCTCAAAGATACGCTTACGTGAACCCTGAGTATTTTCTTGCAGACCAGCGAAGATCTTAGCATGAGCCGGGTTAATCATGATGATATCTGCTTCAGAGCCAGCGGTGTACAGTTGCAGAGTCATATCAAAGATATCAGCTTCGTCGAAACCAATGTTAGTGGTCGGGTTAGAAGCATTCTGTGCAACTTTAACAGTTACTGCACCAGTATCCGGGTCAGCAGGACCATTCTTGGTCTTGTCAACAACGCCACCAGCCAGACCACCGTGAGCACACAGGAACTGGAATGCACCAGTCTTACGAGCTGCATGGGTGTCATTCAGACCAACAACAGCAGGATCAGTTGCCGAGTTAGTCAGATACTGGTCAGCCAGAACGTCGGTACGAGCCTGACCGGACAGAAGGATTTTCTCGAGGTCACGCTTGATCTCTTTACCTTTCTTCTCCAGCTGATACATCAGTTCACGACCACGACCGTAGTTAGCGGTGGTGTTAGCAGTATCAGAAACACGAACAACCTTACGCAGAATCTGAGTAACGTTAGATTTGATAACAGTCGGTTTCATTTCGCCGTCTTCAGCACGAGAGCCTTCGACGTGTGCGTTATTACCGTCAACGCTTGCCAGTGCATCGGTCTGCCAGCTAAAGATAGTCTGGTTGATAGACTCTTTACCGGTCATAGATACGAACGGGGTATCCTGAGGGGACAGAACAGAAATCCAGTTAGCAAAAGAAAGTTTTTTACCATTCTGGTCATACGATACAAATAAAGTTGGATTAGCCATGTTATGTTAGCTCCTATACTATTAAATAATTAATTTGTCGATTAATCTACGAGGAATTTGAATGCGTCTTCGTGACTAACGCGACCCTCTGCGAATGCCTTGGCAACCTTAGCGTTGTCTGGCTTATTGGAAGTACGAGACTTTGCAGCATCAGACTTCACAACCTTGCGTGGAGCACCGGGACGTTTAATCTTAGCCATCACCTGCTGCTTACCTTTATCAAATTGGTATGCTTTGTGGAGAGCTAGGAAAATAGACGGACGGTTTTCCTTCAATACTTCTTCTTCAGTAGCACCTAAGTCAATTGCGTATTGCATTAAGTTTTGATATAAGTTTTCATCCCAATTTGGAATCTCACGTTTCAGAATATTAACACATTCAACACTCTTGGCTTGGAAAGCTTCCTGCTCTTTAGCTGCTGCTTCCTGCTTAATACGGACCTGAGCCTGTTCAAGCTGGTTACGACGAGCTGTGTACTTCTCTAGGAAACGTTTGTTTTCAACATATGCTTGAGGATCTTCTACTGCAAGCTTGTCCCAATCAAATCCGTTGTAATCTTCAATTACTCGGTCTGCTTCTAAAGACGCTAATTCTAATACATCCTTCAAACCTACTACACGTTCCTCAAATGCTTCCATGTGACGCTGAAGAGTTGACTCTCGTTCAGTCATGTCAGCACCAGTAAGATAGCCATTGGAGAGTTCTTCAATAGTCATCTCACGTCCATCAGGAAGGGTGATAACGGTTTCGTAGTCTACATCAAAGACTTCACCATCACCGTCAGCAGAATCATCTTCATATCCTGCATCGCTTGAGTCTTCCTCTTCTGCTTCAGTGTTTTCATCACCTTCATCAGAGTCATCCCCATCTTCTTCGACTTCGCCTTCCTCATCATGATCTTCCCAACCATCTTCATCTTCGAACTTAAGCTCATCGCTTTCACCGAGAAGGTCGGTATCAAAGTCGAAGTTGTCACCGGTATCTTCCGGGAACTCATCGTCAATGTCCACTTCTGGTTCTTGTTCAGATTCTAATCGACCAAGTTCTTCTTTGAAAGAACCTTTCAGGTCATCCAGTTGGAGGAAAGATTTAAAATCATTCGGGTCAATATAATTATCTTGTGGCATTATGAAACATCTCCTGCACTATTGATAGCAGCTTTTATGACCTCTTTTAAGCTACCCACCATTTTATACTTTTGATAACAATCTTCGCGTTTCTTATTCTCATGAGGTTCAGTTTGAACTATCTCTGTCATGAGTCTTTCTTTCAATGCCTCTAATGCTGCGTCAAGACTGCCGTTAAGATTGAGAGCCGCCAAAGCGGCGGCGTGCTCTTTATTGAATTGATGCCTAATGTTCATTCGACGTCCTTACTTTTTACTTCCAAGACGTTTGCCTGGAATCCGTGAATCTTTGAGAGAAGTTTGTTGCTCTTTCTTAGTTACATTAGCTTCTTTCTTTTGGAGTTCCAAAGTTTTATCCTGAACACGAGATTGCTGAACAATCTTCTCTTGGTCTACCTGATGCTCCATAACCATCTGCAATTCTTTCAGTACAGACTCATACTGACGGACCTGCTGTTGCATAAGAGCTAGCTTGTGCTTAGCTTGTTCCAGAGTTGCATTGTTATCCTCTTTACGGTTTTCCAGAGTCATAGCATCTGCTGCATTTTCTTGCTTGAACTGCAACTCTTCCTGACGCAGACTTAGCTCATCCGCAGCTTTCTGCTGTTCGAATGTAGTACGTTCACGTTGGTCGAATGCATCAGCAATCATCTTCTGAGAAGAAGCCTGTACGTTCTCAACCTGTGCTTTAGTCATCTCGAGCTGGAGGATTTCCATTGGAGACGGCTCAGGAGGCTGATACTGTTCCAGAGGCAGAAGGTATTTATGAGTGTCCTTAATACCCATCAACTCAAAGATCTGTGCAGTCATGTAGCGGTCTTGCTCCAAACCGAAGAGAGGTGCTAACTGTGCATCTGCTGCAATCAGCTGTTTCAAGCTAATCAGTTTCTGTGCACGTTCTGCTTTCTCATTAGGAGAGATAGCTACAACAACTTGAAGATTATGACGAGCTGGCAATTGTTTCGGATTTACCTGAACCATACCACGAGGGGTTTGTACCTCAATAGGAACTTCACCATTCTCTCTGATAAGGCTGTAAATACCACGCATCAATTCAACCATACCATTATGAGCAATGTTACGACATACCATACGGAGACGGTTCTGTGCAGCATTCATCATCAAGCCTACGGTTGCATAAGCGTTATCGTTCTTAAACACATCAGGGTTGATACCCATGCCAAGTTTAGTTACACCTGTACGTGTCTCTTTAAGCTCCTCAGACATGCCTAGGAGGCCGTCAATACCTTGAGGTAGGTTATGGTATGGGAACAGGTCAATAGCGTCCTGACGTTCCATTTCAACCACTCCACCGGGACGGTTATCAAGCAGAGATCGACGATCGTATGCACCAACGAGTGCTTTGTATCGACCATAGTTAGCATTGTTGACGTTATCAATATAACCACGAACTAGCGCGGTACGTAAATCTTGAATATCTTTCGTAATGTCATAGACCGATTGACCATAGAAGGAACCCGGAATCGGATACGGGCAGAAGGTTACAAACGGAATGTGAGTTACTTCTTCAGTGTGAAGGATATGCTCACCAGCTTGAATAACCTGATAGAGTTTAGACTCTTTATTCTTATCTAGAACACCAGTACGAATATAGTGCTCATAAACCCAAACCATAGAAGCAATGTCTTCGGTATCTGTACCAATATCAGCATCAATATCCTGACGCCAGTCAGTACGAGACCAAGCAACTGTAGATTGAGTAGTATCCATCGTATCTGTCCAGTCGTTGAATGCTTCAATCTCATCTTTAGGGAAGCCCATAGCAACCAGATCTTCTTTAGAACGACGTACACGATGACAGAAGTATTGTGCATCTGCAAAAGAGGTAGCATGTTCGTCAACAAAGATTTGCTCTGAAGGAACATATTCAACTTTCACACGTTTAACAGTTTGTTCATAAGTAACTTTAACATCTACTGTACCATCTTCGTTTTCTTCAGTGAAGATTTCCAGATTCTTGAGTCCACCAGCCTCTAATCCCTGAACATATGCAGCCAATGCTTCCGGTGGTACACCTTCAGCTTCTTCAGTTTGAGTAGAAGTGTGCTCATCCCAATAGTATTTGATAAAAGAGTTACGAGTAACCAGACATTCTTGTGCAGCAGAAGAGATAATATTGTATCCCGGATTGTCACGCAGAAGAATTTGGTTAACTAGTTTAGTTGCTACATCAGCAGCATCAGAGTCCTGTTGGTTGTCAGCTACGAAAGTAACTGCTTCATCACCAGAACAGAATACGTTAATAATATCTTGCAATGTACCGTTAACAGATTCCCAAACAGTACGATCTACCCAACTAGAGCTGCCAGCAGTTACTGGTGCAGGTAAGTTACCATAGAAATATTCCCAAGCTTCACGAGCATAGCCCTTAACAGCCATGTCAACGTAACCTTGAGCGTAATTAAAACGACGTTGAAGGTCAACACGTAACTCGTCCAACACCTCTTCACTATATTTTTGCTTAGCCATCTATTCTCTCCCTCGGTTGATAGCTTAAATAAAAGAAGGGAGGACAAACCTCCCCCTTACTTTAGTAGCTCTGATTCCATCTGCTTACGTTTGCCTCATACAAAGAAGCGCTTCCGTAGCTAACATCATGCTTAGAGCGACCACGATGTGTAACAGAGCACGCTGAATAGCGCATTGCATCCATTAAGTCATCATGTTCTTTAATAATCTTACCAACCTTACGGTGATATCTAGCTTTCTCTTCGAATAGCTTAGCGTTAGCGGCTGTGTTAAAGACTTTAAAGCGTCCACTCATCATTCTTTCTCGGATATCTGTGATTCCCGGTTCTACAAAGAAGTTCTTTTTACCATCCATTCCAATTTTGTTGTAGAAGGTCTCACTCTGTACGTTAACTCCTGCATTCTTATAGAATTGAGCAACAGATGAACCACTACCCTTCTCAGTATTGTCCGCATCATGCGGTAGGATGACAGGAATCCACTGACCACGACCATTAATAGCTGGAGCATGATACACTGGAGTAAAGCCACCTTCTTTATATGAGTCGTAAACATAGATAGTATCCGTGTTTGCGTCGTAAGCTGTCCAAACAGCAGCAGTTGGGTGATCAATACCAATATCAATTGCACAGACACGTTTCCACGTATCAGGAATTTCGAATGGTTCACATTTAATTGTGTCATCCGATACATCATATATCAAACCACTTCCTAACAATGGCATACCTTTTGAACGCATCTCTAACTGCCACGCTGGAATACCTTCAGTCATATCTTTTATATCTTGGTCAGTGATGTGTCCACCTAGGTCTACATGAGCATCCCACCAAGAAGCATTCTGGAAATATAGAGAACCTGTGCTCTCATCTCCTTCACCTTTCATAAATTTATCTACCAGTTCAGTTAAACCGTTCTCTGGCGTAGCTGTAATTGTAACTAGACCTTTAGTTGTGAGTGTACGTGTGACGCACTGTGCGAATATAGCCATAGACTCGTATGGATCTTCTTCGTCTAACCAAATGTAGTCAACTGTTGCACCCATCAATGTGTGTTCACCCTGTTGGGTTGAACGGAATTCTAATGTACTTAAACCGTCAAACTCTCCTCTTTCATTTTGATGTTTGATTTGTACGATTTGAAGTTTGTTACCATCTCGCTCTATCGTGTCAATGACGATAGCGTCACGAGGAATGACACCTGTCCCTAATAAGTTTGTATCCTTTCCGATAGGTGTACCAAACAATTCCTTTTGCAATACCTTCCTTGTGGAATCCCCTGTAATACCAACTGCCCATGCTAAGATAGGTCTTTTAAATTTATATCCTGTCCACCAAGTTGGATAGCGACCTGTGACATGACAAGCAAACTCGTATGCCTCGCTGTAAGATTTACCAACGCGGTTCGCTGCACACAAGAATCTAAAGCGATGCTTCAATCCTGCTGCATAAAATTTCTTTTGGAAGTCATACGCCTTGAAAGACAAAATCCTATTATACTTCCTCCATTGGTCACGCTCTTTCAACATATTCAATAGTGCTTTCTTTTCATCTACACTAAGATTGTTACCAGTTAGAGCTTCATAAATTTGTTTATCTAATGACATACTTCCTCCAGTTTAAAAATAGAAAAGGGAAAGTCCCTTCGTCAAAGAACCTCCCCTTCTTTCCTTTACTTAACTCTCGTCCGCTTCCTCCCCCTTTTCAGCGTCCTCAGAGTTGTCTTCTTCTGGAGGCATAACGTCAATACCAAGTGCTCCAGTCAAGAAGTCCTTGATTTGTGCATTCAATGATTCTTCGTTGATTACATTCTCTTCCTCAATCTTAACTTCAACAGAGGCCGCCTTAGGATATACCAGATCTGCAACTTTTGATGCAGCCTTGAATCTAAGATCGGGTGGAATATTAGGATCTTCGTAAATTTGAATTAACACTTCATCAGGAGATAAATGACTTGCAGCAACACGGTCCAACATTAATTGTGTCAGTTTACCTCTACTACCTTTGGGTCGTCCGAATTTATTTCCCTTTTGAAACTTCCCATTGCTTGGGTTCATACCACGGCTTTCAAGTTCTTCCGTTACTCCGGGTAATCTTCCTGTAACCTCAGCTACCTGTGCAGGCGTGAGTTCTCCGTTTTCTCCAAACATTTTATACTCCTTCTACATTATCAACAACACAAAAAGCCTCCCAACGGAGGCAAACATTACTTACAATCACCAACGGACAGGTTAAACATCTTACCAAGAGCAATAGTCTCACCTTCCCACGGAAGTTCTGCACCCTTCTCTTCCTCTAAAAGAATAGAGCCGTCGACCAAAAATTTTTCGTAGTCTCGCAGTGCGTCGTCTACTAGCTCACTCTTGTGAATCCACGTAATAGTTTCTGTACCATCTTCTTCGATTCGAACATCACGATGCCATTCATCTTTGGAGGTAATGTAATCATGGAGCATTTCATATTCAGCTTCTTCAATCATCTCAATCATTGCACGAGCATATTCAGGGAGGTGATCATGTTTAGTAGATTCATACTCAATTACTTCCAGAGTAGAAGGCTTAGCCCGTGCAACTTCTTCAAGTACTTTTGAGCGATCTTTGTAGTAGTTCTCATATTTATCACCAATAGTATCGACTTGAAGTCCACGGTATTGTTCTACTAAACTCATCATATCTTTCTTCTCCGTAATAGTTGGTTTAAGAATACTTCCACTATATAAATCTTGTACAGCCAATCCTGAAACATTTCCCATAGTTTCTAAATGCTGTAAGCTGCAACCAGAACGACACAGCTGTGAATTATAATCATTAAGGTCCATTGCTTTAGTGTGGAAAGGAGAGCCAGAAGGGAAGCTACCTCCATAAACACCTTCCATATTCACTGCGGTTATTTGATTATTCATCTGTCTCTCCCTTGCTGTAATCTTTGTATGTTTCTACTTTGTAAGTGCGGAATGCTCTGAAGAAGAGCCAACCTAAGCTACTCACATCAATAGTAATATCGAAATCTGTTTCATCATCTAAGTCAACAAGTCGACCTAAGCATGTAGCTTCCATCCCTTCTTCAGAGTCACTGTTGATTACGAAAGCGTATGTCTCTGTTCTAAACCGAGGCACCATCTCTGATAAAAAGTCTAATACTAAATTCATAATTCTTCTCCTCTGAATAAGAGTATAAAGGGCACATCATAAGACCTACCCGTAAAGGCCACCTCACATTAACACCCGTGAGAGTACCTGTATTCATTTTCGTAGTCTTCTTCAGAGAAGCTACCGTATTCATCTTCTGTCATGTTCACTGTATCCTCTGATGTAAACCCGAACACTTTAATCAAGTTCATTAATTCATCTTCAGTCATACATCCCTCTGATAAAGTTAAGACATAAAGGGGACTTCACATTAAGGCACCCCCATAAAGGCCATGTCACGTTAAGGCCTATCCATCCATGTGCTGTGTTTAAGCTTACCACATTTACTACATCTCCAAGTGGACTTATAAAGGGTGTGAACTCTTTCATCCCCGTAAGCTTTGCGTATCCGATAGTACTCATGATCACATCTGAATTGCTTAATGATTAACTTAATTTTCCACATAAGTTCTCTTTCAACCTTATATATAAGAGTTTAAAATTCTGATTTGACCGAGTGTGCCTAGCCGCTCGCCGCGCGTTTCCTAAAAAGGGGGAGTCCTCATTTAAAAAAGCTCATATGGGAATGCCTTTACCTTCCCTTTCAACGTTCCACCTTTCCCCGTGCCTACTCCCCGTAATTATTTCCCCGTGTATACCATCCTATTCATTAGCTACCCGTTTATTTAGTTCCCCTTTAAAGAGTGAGAGAAAGGCT